ATACCATCTTGAATCGGTTTAAAAAAGAAAGGGTAGTTGACTGATATTGGTACCACTTTATCGGTAAACATTTTTTTAGCATCAGGACCTGATTTTGATAATATACCAAACCTTGAATCAGTTGATATAGTAGCCATGTTTACACACTCACCAGATGCCATAAAAGAAAAACCAGATCTACGATTTTTAAGATAACACATTCCATAACATCTTTCATCTGCTTTACAAGCTTCCCAGAATATATAAAATAATCTATTAGCCTCTCTAAAATCAGGATTACCAACATCTATTTTAGACCATTGTAAATACATATAATGTGTACCTGTAATATATGTAGGAATTCCTTTGTTTATAAACCAAAACCCATTTTCTCTTCTATCAAATTCATCATCTATATAATTAAACCATTTTTCTTTAAATGATTCAGGATATTCTTTCCAATCAAAAATTGTTTTAATTCTTTGTAGGTCTTTTGGTTGTGGAGTTACCTCCCATTTGTCACTATTAAATTTAGTTATTTCTTTAGGTTGTTGAGGTAATGCAATTTTTAATCCTTGTATTTCAATTATATCACCTATCTTACCTGTTTTACTAATGATTACAACATCATGTTCTCTATCATAACCATATTGCCATTTATTATATCTATTATTTTTAGATAGCAATTTAGGTTTTATATGATTGTTTACTATTCTATATAGTGTTTGCTCGTACATTATTTTGATCTTCCTTCCGCAAAACCTTTAAAACTATTAGTTTTTTTTGTTTCACTCTGTTTATCATTAAGTAGGTTTTCTTCTTCTTCAATTCTAGACAGAATTTCAAAAGCATCGAATATAGCTAGTTTTTTAGTAGCAGCAGCGTTTTTTAATCTATCTGCTGATACGTCATCTTCTGAATCAACAATTTTTTCTTTAGCTACTTTGATTAATTCATCAACAGCTCGTTGTCCAGCTTGGATTATATTCTTTTTCGTTTCCTTCGTATTCATACTTAATTACAATATCATTTGATTTCATACAATAGAATCTTTCATTATCAACGATAAATTCAAATTCACTAATAGGTTTAAAACCTATTAAATCTTCTTTGTTAACACCTAAGTTTTTTAAAGTGTTATTACTATGTTTTAATATACCTGTTAAAGGTTTTTCTTTATTTTGACTTAATAGGTTGTTGTCAATAATAGGTTTAACAAAACAATAGTCTAAATGTGTGTACCATTTATTTTTTGTTTTGTAAAGATATATTTGAGATGGATCACAAAAAAATAAGTCTTCTTTAAAAAAAGATGAACTATCTTTTTCTTTATCTCTTATGTCATAAAATCTTCTAAATACATTGAAATGAACTATTACGTTATCACCAGGTTTTATATTTGTTTTAAATGCTAATGGTGTTTCTATAACTATAGCTTCCCTACTAACAAACCTATGATTTTCAATTTTAGTATTTAATATAAGATTTTTATCACCTATTTTCTTTTTATTATTATACCTAGTGTTAATAGGTTTAATAATAAATTTATACAAGCTTTTCATTAATATTCTAAATCATACTCTACGGATATTGCCATATTGGAATTAAATTTTTTCCATGGTAATACCTCGTCATTTTTTTTAATAAAAATGTTGTAAGAATTGTCATCAATATCAAATAATATATCACAGATCTCATGTCCACCATATACTGTTTGACCTAAAGAATAATGCATAGCTTCGTTTTTATAGTCAGAACCTATACTTATTTTTCTAACAACTGCTGATTCCATTATTTTTTATCTTCTTCTTTTTCTTCAGGACAATCTTTACATTCTTCTTCTTTCACCTCTTCTTCTTCTTTCTTTTCAAGAGGACTAATAGTTCCATCTTTTAAATCTATATTTACTTCTCCATAGATTTTTTGTAAATCTGCCTTTAACTCATTCATTTCTTTAGTTACAGCCGCGTGAGCTTGAGTTAAAGCATTGTTTCTAATTGATAGTAACCCTAAATCATATACTAAATTATTAGATTTTTGTGCTAAATCTTGAACTTTTTTTAGTTCTTCAGTCGTTAATTGTTGTTTATTTTCTGTTTTTGTCATTTGATTAAATTTAAATTATTATTCGTTATTTATATAGTCACTTGTTTTTAGTGTTTTTACCTTAACACAACCCACAGTAACCATTACATAAAGGGCATATATTATTTTCCATGTTATTTTATTTTAATTAATTTTAAGATGTTGGTGGTGGAATATTACAACTAGTTGAAAGAGTAACCCCTCCGGGTCCTGTTCCACCTGGTGTGGAGTATACTCTTAAATAATATCTTTTACCTCCAGAAGAATATAAATAATAATACCCGTTATAAGCCCTACCCGCATTTGTAAGATTAGGGGTTCCATCAGAATTAGATTGATAAATTGTATTTCCTACTTGTGGATAAAGTTTTCTTCCATTGTGCCAATATTTTATATTATTTGCTGGTTTAGCATATCCTGCACCACAAATTCCACTTTGTTGATTGTTACTCATATAAAAAGCCGTAACAGCATTAGTGTTATAGCCGTAACTTTGACTCTTTGTCGCTCTATTAAAATGAGTATCCCAGGAATTTACATTAACTGGTACATATTCCACATGAACGTACATATCATCTAAACTACTATTATTTTTAATAGCTGTTGTTCCCTGTAATATAAAAGCTAGGTTATTTGAATATCCTATATTACCTGGGCTACCTGAACCACTATTAGTCCAACAACGATCTGCTGCTGAAGTGTTGTATCCGACGTTGGGGTAATCAAAAGGTATTTTATAATATCTATTATTAATGTTTGTGTCTTCTAGGATTGCTTTAGGTATACCACCAAGAACAACCCAAGGTTTATCTCCTGAAGTACTACCCCCATACATAATTAATTGAATAGGGTAATCTTCACTTCCCCAGCTTCCACTACCATTTAAAGGAGAAGTTCCATTTAGTCTTACCGTAACACTCATTGGTATAATTACTCCGTCAGTTACTTTATTAGTTAATCTTACTTGATTACTTCCATTACCAGCATTTTGAGATCCCCAAGAATTAGCGTTTATCTTTACGATTCGAGTTATTCTTGTTTCAACTATTTTTCCTGTCTCAGTAAATCCTGCGTATGTTTGAACAACATTGTCAGCGCCTGAAGCACCTGCAAATCTTCCTTTACCATAACCTGCTGCTTTTATATAAGGATCACTTTCAGAAGTAAAAAAACCTTGTTCACTTGCGTTTATGGATGTTTGTTTAATTGTTCCTTCAACATGAAGACGTGATTTAGGGTAGGATAAATTTATACCCACATTACCAGTGTTATAATAAATATTACTACCAATTGTTGTCCACTGTGAAGACCCTCCGCCACCTCCTGATGGGGTTAGCCACGCAACACCTGAACCTGTTGATGTTATTACCTGATTAGCTGAACCCTGAGCACCGTTAATTAAAAAATTTGTAGCATCTACGGCGCCTGCAAAAGTATTAGTTGATGTTCCATCTGAATCAATACTACCATCAATTTGAAGGTTACCACTCATGTCTAAATCTAATATCTGAGTATTTATTGTATCATCAGAATTTGTAGAATATATATTAAATCCTCCAGAATCACCACCTATATAAACACCACCATCGCCAGCACCACCACCAGCTCTAAATAACCCTAGTTGTAAATTTGCGTCATCACGTGTAAATCTTGAATAAAAATTACTATCATATGATGTAAATGCGGAACCGAGATCATCAAAACTCAACCCTCCCGATGGGATACTTACATCATTTCCAAAAGTTGCATCAGCAGTTGTATTCATTTCAATAGTAGGAGTAAGTGCACCACTATAAATCTCTAGGGTATTTCCACTACTAGTATCTTTAAGAATTTTGTAAAGCCCACCAGACCCAATTTCCAGACTAGGAAAAGATGCGTTAGTAATCTTTACAGTTGATCCAGTAACCTCTAGAGCTCCCTGTACCTCTGTATCATCATTCAATGTTACACCGCTACTATCTATAGTTGCTTTTGTAACACTATCTATTCTTAATAATAAGTGACCAGTACCGGTATAAGTTGCTGCATCAATTTCTAAATTATGACTAGCATCTATTAAAGAACTTGCTTGTGTACCACTAGTTTTACCTAAATATATTTTTCCTGAAGTGTTATCTGAAGTTTGTATTCTTAAATCACCGCTTTCAATATAGAACCCATCCACGGTTGCGGTAATATCTGATCCGTCATCCGTCATACTAGAATCTGTAAGGGTATCACTATCTGACCATTTTGCAATTGTATTTCCAGTACCACTTCCATCTGGTCCACTAGCACCAATATATGTTTTAAGATTAGCACCACTAACATATTTAACGGTACCTGAATCAGACATTAAAAACTTATCTGTGTCACTACCAATTTCTGTTATACTATCTATGGTTACTGCACCTGCAAAAGTTGCGGCATTTAATGGAAAATATAAGGTATTAGCATCCTCTCTATACATAGCAGGATTACCATATAAATAAATTCCATTAGCAGCTCCATATCCATTTTGAAGATTTAAATATCCTCTACCAAGGATGTTTCCAGATGTTTGTGATATTGTTCCTCCAGCTTCAACAGTCCCTGCAAAAGTTGCTCCTGTACTATCTATATGAAATCTTCGTGTTATATCACTTGCCGCATCTGATGTACCAATTTCTAAATAACCTAAATAATTACCAGTTGTAGCATTTGATTTACCAGCTTTTATTGTTGCAAATAAACTATCATTTGTAGACGAATCTGTATGTCTACCACCAAAACCTATACTACCACCTAAATCTGCTGCTTGGGCGTTATTGGTATAGATTTCCATATTAGCTCTTTCTGTAGTAATAGCTCTATTAGCTGCAACAAACCTGAAATCAGTAGCGTCTGCTGCTTCATTATTGTTAGTACCATTAACTACATCTAGTTTTGCGTAAGGGGTTGCGGTCCCAATTCCAACTTTACCTTCAAAAGTTGCTCTTGCATCACCTGAACTCGTGTCTAATGTTAATTGAAGAATCTCACTACCATTAGCCTTTGTTTCAAATATTATAGCACCATCTTCAGTTCCGTCAGTTACATCGTTAGCTCTAAAACCTATTTTTGAGTATAGTGTTTTTTCATCAGCACTGTTTAATGCATTAAAACGTAAAGTTGACAGATCACCATCAGTAGCGTTACCTGATCCTTGATTATGATATATTGAAATCATTGGACCATTTTCATCTGATCTCGTACCAACAACTTCTAATGGTTGGTTATCATTTGAATCTGTTGCGGTAAGAACAAATGAATTACCACTAGTAGCTTTTGTAAAATTTCCACTACCTGTAAAATCAATACCTGCATTTGTTGTTTGAAGTCTCTCGCTATTATTATAGTAAAGGTAAACACCACCCTCGCCTCTTGCTATTATAGCATCTTCTCCAGCTTGAGTATATATAAAGACATCATCAGCAGCTTGAATTACAACATCATCATTATCGCTTTGAACATACAAATCTCCCGTATTGAGCGCTTTAATATAACTATGTGTTCCATCGTGATATAATTGAAGATCTTTTCCAGTACCTAAAGCTATCCTGGATTTATCTGGAAATTTAGTATATAATGCTGTTATTTCAGCACCACTATGCTCAGCACTACCACCATCTAATGAAAAATATGTTGTGTCACCATTATCACCATCATCACATTGAAATACCATGTTGCCATTATCAGTACGTTGCATAATATACCAATCGCCGCTAGTATTTTCCATATAAGTACTAGCTCCCGCGTCGTGGTATATTTTTAAATCTGAAGAGTTTCCAAAAGTCAATTGGGCATCATCTGGAAAATTTCCGGTATTTAAAAATTGTATAGCCATTTAATTTAATTTAATGTTTACCCAACATTGTGTAATAACACTATATAGTCACTATCTGCTGGGCTATTTAAGAAAGCAAAATCAATTGCTGGATTAGTGGTACCAGTTGTAGTTCTTGCTATTTCAGGGAATGCTGTTGTGCCATCACTAGCTTTATAACATTCAGCCATAATATTTTCAGCGGAAACACCAGTACCAAATACATTGGTATTATCTAAGTCCACTGTATATGTTTTCACATCACCTGATGTTCCAACACTTATCCAAGCGTCTGCAGAGTTTAATGTTATTTTTTTACTTGATCCACCGTCTGTTGCAACTGTTGCTGTACCAGAAGAATAAGTTACTGTAACACCAGTTCCACCCTCAACGATTACCGCACCTTTTTGACTCGCTGTACTATCTACAACGTCTAATGTAGCGGTACCACTTGAATATGGTGCTGTAACTGTACTTGTACTTCCTGGAACTACATTACCAATACCAACACTAGAAGCTGTTGCTAAATCTACATTTTTTTGTACTTCTGTCCAATCAGCTTCACTAGATGGATTATCATCATTTGCGATAATTAAATCCCCAACTTCTAGATCAACTGACCAGTAACCACCACCATCACCACCTGTTGTTACAACGTATGTCCAACCTTTTTCTGCTGAACTATTAGGACCCGTTGTTGATGCATCATAACCCCCTTGAAAAACTAAAGCCCCTGCTGTTGCAGAATCTATATAAGCTTTTACTAACGTAAGAGCAGCCATTGGTATATCTCCAAAAGTTGATTCTTTTACTGTAGCTAAATCATCACTATCACTAAATGCTATGCTATCCCCTGCGGCAGCTGTTGCATCAGCCGGTACAAGTATATAGTTATCTGTACCTGCATAATCAAGAGCTAATGTTATTGTACCACTTGTTGTAATAGGTGATCCTGAACTAGTTAAACCATCACCACCAGCAACAGTAACTGAAGTTACCGTACCAGTTCCATAACCTTGACCGGTTACAAAATCATATATTTGATCCCCTGTGGCTAGGTTTGCGCTAGCATCTGCTACAGCCGCTGTATTAGCTGCAACGGTAGGAGCAGTAGCTGTTCCACCTATAGTTATGGTATCAGTATTTCCACTAGTTACACTAGTCACTGTTCCACCACTGTCTATATAAGTTTTTAGTTGAGATAAGTTAACATAATAAGCGTTATCATCACTTGCATCACTCATTAATACTTTATCGGTTGCTGCAGCGGTTAAACTTGTTCCATCAGCAGCCGCAAGCACAACGTTATCACTACCTGCGTAATCCACCTCAATAGTACCTGTTGTTGTTACTGGTCCACCTGTTAAGCCATCACCTGTCGATACACTAGTAACAGTACCATTATCGTATGTTGCTAAATTACCTTCACCATCAATATATTGTGAGGAAGATCCCGCCATAGTAACAGCTATAGTACCACTACTTGTTACTGGAGCACCACCTACTGTAAACGCATTTCCTTGGTGGGTGTAATTAACCGAAGTAACTGTACCACCTGAGGCATCAAAAGGTAAATCTGAAACATTACCTTTTTTAATAACATCATCACTAGCATCACTATACCATATCACATCACTAGTTGCTATACTTGTACCTGTTAAATCTCCAGCTACTAGAATAGCATTGTCTGTGCCACTGTAATCAATTTCTATTGTTCCTGACGTGGTAATTGTTCCACCTGTTAAACCATCTCCTGTGCCAACAGATGTAACAGTACCTGAGTATTGATCAGCTGAGTTTATTGTTACTGTAGTACCAGTTACAGAAGTGGTTACGTTAGTACCACCTGAAAACGTAAATGTTCCTGAAGAAGTTATTGCTGTACCAGTGCCTGAATCGGCAGCTAGCGTTATTGAAGTAACAGTACCTGAGTATTGGTCTGTTGAATTAAAGGTTACAGAATCAGCACCTGCGTCGGTGGTGATAGTCATATTTGTACCTGCAACAAGCGTTAAAGTATCATCACTTGCATCAGCTACAACGTCTGATTGACCTGAAACTGATATAGTTTTAAAAGCATATAAAGAACCAGTTGCTGTAATTGTTAAAGTATCAGTGGCACTTACAGCAGTTGTAACTCCTGTACCACCTAAAACCGTTAATGTATTACCAATATCAATTGTTTGAGAATTACCAGCACCATCTTCTATAGTCCATGACCCACCTATATCGTTCCATCCACCATCATATATTTTTAATGAGTTATCATCAGTATCATAGTATACCGCACCAGTTTGTGTAGTACTTGGTTCCGCAGATTGGGATTGAATTGCTAGACCTTCACTGCTATAAAAGCCTAAATCGACGTTATTTAAAAATTGTATTGCCATTATATTTTTTTATTTTAAATGTTTTAATTTAAGTAAGCATAACCCTTATTAGCTGCGGATAGCTTAACTTGTAATTTTGAATCAAGATCGTTTCCAGTACCATCACCATAAACTATTTCAGGTATAATTACAGTGTAATTTGTAGGATCACCTATAACAACTGTTACAGATGGTTTTTTATGTAATGAATGTGTTACATTCCAAGTTGCTGCTGAGGATGATTGTGTCCAGGTTTCAGCTGAAGCACCTGTGCTACTAGTATCAAACTGCAACATTGCATATACTGTTTCAGTTATACTACCACTTCCACCAATATAATTTAGACCTAAATCATAAAAATTACTTTCCGATGAAGCTCCCCATGATGTTATTGTATAATGGCCAAAGTTGCTAAGCGCATCTTGTTGGGTTATTAATATATTACTATTAACTAAATAAGCCATAAAATCATTAACCGTTTGCCCACCAATATCTTTTGCGGCAACCTTTAAGGAATTTATAGCTGAAAATGCAGTATTATCCCCACCACCAGCGGTGAAAGATATAGTACCTGTGGCTCTAGGACTAGCAATAGTACTAAAATTATAAAACATTTGACCACCTATTTCAATTTTAGCATTTAAATTTAAATATGATGCTACATCTTTAGCAGTAAATTGTTTTGTTGTTTTATTTAAACTATCGGTACCTATCCACGCATCATTGTCTGTAACATTAGTATCCTTTGGATATGAACTTATTTTTGGCATTTAGTTATTTTTTTGTAATAGTTTGAAATTTTTCAGCTCCACGAGAACCAAAATAGGCTACATATACTGTAACTAAAAGTGTTTGTAATAATGTCACCCATCCTTCTGCAACGCTAAATTCTATATTTAAACTATCTAATAATATTAATACAACCATTGAAACAGTTAAAAATATTAAAGACATTGGTCGCGTGTTTTTAGAAAGCCATGAATCAGATTTCATGTCACTATCCCAGCGTTTGGATATTTCTTGCATTTCAACCATATCTTGTTCTAATAATTTTAATGCTTTTTCTTTATCTTCAGGTGGTAGTTGTTTGTCTTTAGTTATTAAATTTTTAACTAAACCAAAAACACCAGCATCTGGTAATACATCACCTGCTAAACCTAAAATACCTGGAGCAGCTTTAGATAAAAACGCACCAACTTTAGTATCTTTAAATTTTTTCTTTGCCATGATTTAACAATCACAAGGAGGACAAACTCCACCTTTGCTTAATCCTTTCTCAACCAACCTTTGACCTCTAGATGGTTTTTCTGGTTTTATTTTCTTTTCTCTTATTTTTTTCTCTCTTGGTGGTTTAGGAATTTTTTCTTTTTTAACTCTTGGTGGTATTTCTTTTTTCACCCTTGGCGGTTTAGGCTGTTTTCTTTTCTTTTCTTTTGGTGGTTTTGTTAACTCACCAACTCTTAACTTTTTACCTTCTAATGGATCTTTATCTACAGAGCTATCGTCACCACCACCAGTTACTCTGGTAGGCATTGGTATTAAAGATGGTTTATCTATTTTTAATTCTACTGGATCTTTTCTTTCAAGCTTTATGTCTTTTACGGATCTTTCTATACTAGTATCTGTTTTTACTCTACTCTTCGCACCATAACCAGCTTTATCTGCTTTCCATTTACCATATTCAGTTATATTAGTTACTCCTGAGGGTAAATTTCCTTTAAGTTTAGTAAACTCAGGCATTAAACTTTTATGATATTTACTTGTACTAGCAACTTTTTCTACTTTTCTACCTGGAGAAGTTTCTGTATAACCTTTTGTAATTTGTGTACCACCATCAATTGGTGTACGAGTTTCAAAATCACTACCTTCTACTTTTGTATAAACTCTTCCTGAATCATCTAATGGCTTAATTTTTGCAGCATCAAGAGCTTCTTTTTTTGTATTTAATTGTACTTTTTTATGAGGATGGCTGTGCTCAGGCTTATCTGTATGTAATAAAACAGAACCCTCTCTAGTAACTTTTTTACGAGTATTTATTTCATTATCTAGATCTTTTCCTTTAAAAAATTGTCTAATGTTTCTTCTTGATAACCTATCTAGTTTACCTGATCCACCATATTTAGTAGCTACGACACCACCGCTTTCAATAGCAAATTCTGTAGCACCTTCTTTAACAAGATTCTTCATTGCTTTCTTTTGTTGTCTTTGTTGCTTAGTTAATCCTAATAAAGGACTTGGAATTCCGTGCCCTGTTTTATTAAAAGGACTTCTTCCTGGTGATAATTTAAATGCCATGTTTTTATTTGTTTAGTAGTTATGCTCTTCTATAAGCTTCAGCTTCCCAAGGAAGTTTTTTATTACCCTCTTGAATTTTGCTTCTTAAATATTTTTTACCTTTCCAATACACATATGTATCATCATAGTTAAGATCACCTCTTTTTATTTGTTCTAGGTGAACTTTTTCATGATTAATTACCTCTTCGCTTTGGCTTGGATGTAATTCTTCTGATATAATAATAGTACCATTATTATTAGCTTTGGCTAAAATACCATCTTCCATTTCCACTGTGTATATTGGAGTATTATCTGTTGTGTATGGTGGTTTTAATTTAATTCCGCCACCCATTGGAAATTTAAATGGAGCCATTTTTATTATTTTTTCTTATAAGGAAATATTGCGTTTAACGCTTCTTTTCTACCTTGACAGCCGCAGGGTATATTTAAACCCTGCGAAACTTTGTCAACGATAGTTTTTACTCCGGTAACTGTTGTAAATTTCTCTACTGTATCACCTAAGCCTTTTGATGTCATAAAATTAGAATTATGCTATAACCATAGAAGTTATACTCATTCCATCTAACATTCTAACAGCTGCAACTTGACCACCTGGGTTAGCTGTAATTGCTTTGCGAATTTGCTGCGCTACCAACGTTCCTGTGTTGTTTGCACCTCCACCGGTTACTAAAGTGATTTGACTAGTAAGACCATTTTGAAAAATAGTACATTCTGTAGCCGCATCAGCTCCACCGGCGCTTTCATCTCCTGGTGCTACAATAAAGATATTCTCTGTATTGATAAGAAGCGTACCTCTATTTGCATCAGCAGTTTCTATTGATATAAATTTTGCCATGATTGTTTGTTTTTAATTGTTAATAAATAAATAAATATATAGTGTTTATACGGTTGTCTCCGTTTTTATTTTTTAGTTACATTACCCATGCGGTTATCTAAAGGCATGTCTTCTGTGTCCGCGTCATGTACACCGTAATTTAATGCACTAGAATTAGAATGTTTAGACATCCAAGATCCCATACGTTGAGCAGTTTCGTCTATAACGTCTCCGCCTTCACTTAAATATCTTGATTCTGCATGAAAAGGTTCTGAACCATCATTTCCACCCTTCCAGTTATAACTATCATGTGCATCATCATATAATGCTTCAGCATGACCTTTATGACCTTCAGCTTCTAATTTTCTACCTCTTTTTACATCTTCTTCTTCCCATGAGTTTACCATGTGTTTATGTAAAGGACTTCCTTTTTGTTTATAAGCCATTGTATTAATTTTTAAATTGTTAAATAATTATTTTGAACTACATCCAAAGTTTTTAGCGTAATTTGCCATTTTTACAACTTCTTCGCTATAGTTATCTGTTTTTGCCATTACAGCGCTAGCAGCAGAACATGCATCTTTATATCCATTTCTTTTTGCCCAAGCTGTAAATTTTCCTTTATTTTCTTCTTTTATTTCAGGAAAATCCTCTTTTTTAGGAAAAGGTGAGTTATGTTGTTTATATGCCATGATTATGAGGGGTTAATGAATCCTACTAGTGCAGCACTTGCTGAGCTAGTATTAATTCGTGAAACAAAAAACGGTAATGTATCTCCTGCTAAAGGACTAATGCTAAATGTATTACCCATGCTATCAACACCAGTAATATCACCAGCGTCTTTTGTGTAAATACCTATTTCACCCATACCTTGATTTTTTAGTATATCGGTTACATTTGCAGCATCACCTGTTATATCTTCATCTACTAAAGTAATAACTAAAGCAGCTGATCCACCAATAACGCCAGTGGCAACTGTTAATGTATCACCTACTTCATACCCTGAACCTGTTGTAGTTACATCAACCGCTGTAACCGCGTTACCACTTACAGTAACATCTATAACTGCTCCTGTTCCAGAACCACTTGTTGAAAACGTAGCACCAGTGTAAGAACCATTTACACCATCTGTTGTGTTTGTGGTTATTGAAGAGGTTAGAGTACCATCCCCAACTAATAGACTACTAATATCTACCGCTGGAGGTATATTTGAAACTTTGTATGCGTGATATATATTATAATCATCACCGTCGTTCCATGTAATGTTTGTGTCTACAGAAGTAATATTACTTCCTGTATAATTTAATCCTGTTATTACACCAATAGTATTAGGACTAACAGTAGTATTGTAAACTATATCACCAACACTTACCATATTAAAAGTTGTAGCTGGTGAAACTGCTTCAGGGGTTAAAGTTGTGTTTGCCCCACCCGCGTTAGTTGACGCACCTGTATATAATAAACCTGGTTTGGGTATATTAATAGTAGTACTTGGTATAATTGGAATACTTGCTGTTCCTAAATTTGCCATAATGTTTTATTTATATTTGTTTATATGCTGTTTTTCTATCGACCTTATAGGCTTTTAAACACCTATTTCTATTTTCTCCTGGATTTACGTAACTAACATGAACCCAATCTGGGTTTTCATCTGTACCAAATTCCCAAATCATCTGATCGAAATCTAAATTTTCTTTTATATAATTGTACATAGTAGCATTAGACATATGTCCATATGTATCATCTATGTCCATTGCTTGCCCATTACAATGTTGCGATTTTGAACTTCCACCAATTGCTTTGTTAAGTTCTGGTCCACGATAAAATGAATTTATACGTATTGGTCCCCCAACAAATTTTCTTAATGGTTCAAATACTTTCACCGCTAATAACTTCATGTTATTGAGATGCTCTTCATTAGGTGTGTTATCTAACCCTAGTCTTTTAGCGGTTATGCTTCTTACACCCTCTGAAAGTGAGATGTGTTCACTTATCATATCACTTAATTTTTATGAAATTTACCCTTGGGCTTTCATTGTTATTGGACCACCAGAATAAGGTACTGGATCCAATTTAAGTTTCATACCTTTACAACCCCTACTTGAGCCAGGAGCATGATCTCTACCTGCTTGACCTAAAGGACCATCCCATATATGAGATTCCCCTACAATCCCTACTGAATTGTGTTTTGATGCTTTTGTGTGTCGTTTGTCTTCTCTCATGTTTATTGTTTTTACTTGTTAAATATTTTATCCTCCATAGTTGAAATGACCTGGTAAACCACCTCCTAATAGAGAACTCGCTCCAGTTAAACCAGACGCACCAAACAACGATTGTATGACGCTCTGCTCATTGCTTGTAAAATTACTTTGTGGTGTGGGTGTTGGAGCTGATGTTCCTTGTAAATTACTTGTTCCAGCGAATGCAGCTTGATTTTCAGCTACGTAGCCAGGTGCATAACCGCCTTCACCTAACTCCATTTGCGTCATAGCAAAATCACTTGTTGTATAATCTGATGCTGGTGGTATATTACTTTGGTTGTAAGTGTTTGGATTAGCCGCTTGTACTGATCCAGCACCTGTAAACATATTTCTAGAACTTAACTTATCTTGTACAAATTTACTAGTATCTCCTCCTGGTTGAAAACCCTCAAGCCTAACATCTGATCCAGCTGGATTGTTACGTCTTTTATCAAAAGAGTGAAGATTCTCTACCCTTGTTCTTTCATATGCTTTAGCAGGTGCTTGTTGAGCGCCCCAACCTAAAAAATTTAAAGGTGAACCTACTGCTGTTGATTTTGTATAATTCATAGTTTATTTTTTTATTAATGATGTTTTACCAGTTATGTTTGATAAATCGGGTATACCTAAGATTTTATTTGCTGTTTTATTTTCTTCAACTCTTTTGTTAAAAGCTTCATACCCACCACTCTTTTTTATATATGGATCTTTATTTTTAAATTCCACAGGTTTTGGAGATGGTGTTAGTGTTGGTGGAGGGGTAGTTGATGTTTGTTTAGGTGGAGCGGGAACATACTTTCCTGAAGCGTCTTTTACATTACCTTGTCTTTCATGCCACCTTGCTTCTCTTTCAGCTATTCTATTAGCTTTTTTTGTTTTTCCTTCAGTTATAGCTTTTTCTTTTTTTACTTCCCAACCACGTGTGCTTCTACTTTCTACATATCCACCTTTTCCAGAGTTAGCACTTGGATCCCACTGTTCATTAATTTTTTTACCTATATACGTACCTGGCGCTGGTGTAGTTGAAGGTTCTATACTATTCCAATATTTATCTGCACCACTAAAACTATTTTTATATTCTGTAGTCATAGCACTATAAGTTTTCTGAGCGTCATCTAAAGCTGCACCAGTTGTAAACTTAACATTAGGTAAATTACTTACGATCGCATCAGTGTCAGCTTTAAATTTATCTGACATAGCTGTTCTAATACCATTCTCATTTAGTGGACTTTGACTTTTTAATTTAAAAGGACTACCTTTAAAAAACAACGCTGTTGCTGTATTTAAGTTATCTTGTTTACCTGGTTCTGTACTTGGCATAATTATCTATTTTTATCTTTATTTACATTTTCTATGGATCGTGTTAATACTTTATCCATATATGTGGTACCTCTAATTATTTTATTCCTTCTTTCACTGATTGGTATATCATCTTTTCCAAGCATGATACGGTACATTCTATTTATAAGTTGTTTGCACTTAAAAGAAACTTTGTATAAATGATAGGTTTGTGTTGTGCGGTTTCTATGTCTCCACACTACAATCCAATCGTTTTTTAATAACTTGTTCCAGCGTCTATTGTCCCAACTATAAGAATACGTACCGATCTCAAAGTCATGCTTCGAAAAAATATCTTTACAATCTAAGTATATTAAAAGCTCTAGTTCTGCATCAGTTAAATCATTATTTCTACAAGCCCATTTACGTATAATTCTATAATGCTTTAGAAGGTTTAACTCTTTAATGTCACTAGCTTCTAATCTCATGCTACAATTACTACGTCACTTTCTTTTATAACGTTTAACTTAGTTTTATCTATTTCTATTCCATGACCAGCGTGCTTGTCATAAAATATAGTATCGTTTTCTTTAATACCCTCTACAAGAGTACCAACTGATTTAACAATTGCTTGACGATACCTAATATCATTTTTGTGAGTTTCACTTAATATTAAACCACCTTTTGTTTTAGTAGAACCTTCTTTTATTATTTCTATTACTATATTTTTACCTATTGCTTTCATCACCAACCCTTAAGTTATTAATTACACAATCAGTTGATAATATAGTAGTTGCTACGGAAGCCGCGTTTTTTAAAGCGCTTTTAGTTACTAACAAAGGATCTATTATTCCAGAGCGAATCATATTTACCATATTTCCTGTAACCACATTATATCCTTCACCTTTTACTTTTGGCATATCATACTTTTCAAATCCAGCATTATGCATTATAGTATTAAAAGGGGATTGGATTGCTTTTAATAAAGCTTGTTCACCTTTGCTATTACTTTCAATTTTATTGCTAGCGTTTAGAAGTGCGATTCCACCTCCAGGTACTATACCTTCTTTAATAGCGGCTTTTGTAGCACAGATAGCATCTTCTACTCTATCATTCTTTTCTTTTAATTCTACTTCTGAATTAGCCCCAACTTTTATAATACCTACTTTACCATTTAAAAAAGCTAACCTTTTTTCTAAACGAATTTTCATCGCGGGTGCTTTTTCTTTATCTATCTTTTCCTTTAATGATATTATAACTTGATCTATTTCTTCATTATCTTTATTGAAACGAATAATTGTCTCATTATCAGATGTAGTAGATTTTAAACATGTACCTAAATGTTCTGGTTCAATAAGATCTATATCATCACCTAAATCCTCATTTATAACTGTAGCACCTGTTATTAATGCTAAATCAGTGAACATTTGTTTTCTGTTTATCCCAAAGTTAGGTGCACCAATTATATTAACTTGGATGTTACCTTTAACTTTATTCATTGCTAACGCAGATACTAATTGATCTTCAGCGTCTGCTATAACAAGCAATGGCTTATTATTTTTTATTACGTATTCTAATACGTTTTGTATTTTTCTAACGTTAGGTAATTTAGTTTCTACCAATAAAACAAGTGGGTTATTTAATTCTGCTATCCCCTTGTCTTTTTCCGTTATAAAATGAAAATTAGTTAATCCTTTATCTAATGTTGCACCATCAACTATTTCATATGATGTTATTTCATCACCAGCTGATTCCATGCTTACCACACCATCTTTGCCAACTTCTTTGAAAGCACTTGCTATTATCTCCCCTAACTCTTTATCATTGTTGGATGAGATGGTTGCAACTTGATCAATCATTTCATTTTTTACTTCAGTGGTTTCTTTTTCTAAGTATTCAATTACTTTTTTAACACCACTATTGATCCCATTTCTTATATTTCTTTCGGTATCATCAACTTTGTAAGCTTCTTCTAAAATTGAGCGCGCTAGTACTGTAGCCGTTGTTGTTCCATCGCCAGCTTCTTTGACAGTTTGTCTAGCTGCTTCTTTTAGAAGCGTAGCGCCCATATTTTCCACTGGATCTAGTAGAATAATTGAGTTTGCTACTGTTACACCGTCTTTGGTTATCACGGGTTTCCCGTTACTATCCTCAAACATTACACACTTACCGCTAGCTCCTAATGTGGAGCTAACAGCGTTTGTGAGTTTTTTGATTCCTTTAAATACTCCACTTTTAGCCTCTTGGCCAAAAGATAGATTTTTGACTATTGCTTCTGCCATATTAAATTAAATTAAATTAAATTGTTGTATATAATTATTTAAAGGTTTTTACGACCTTTGGTCCATTTATGAATTCTAGTTTTTTAGCATAATGTTCAATAGAGGCGTCTATTGCTTTTTCTGCTCCTTCTAGTGTTTCACGTCTGGTTACGTCGTTCCAAGTATCTTTATTATTTGGATCTTGGTATTCGGTTTGATAAAAACCGTTTGGTAATTCAACGATTCTCCAATGTTTCTTTTCAGCTAAATGCTTCCAAGAATTAATGGTTTCGTCGGATATTTGTGGTTGACTACTCCACGATCTAGTCGTGTAAAAATACGTCATAATATATTGGTATTTACTGGTTATTTGGCACTATTGCCGGGTTTAAAATGATGATGATAATTCTTGTGTTTTGTAAATTATATTTACATACACTAAACCATTACCATTTGAAATATTTTCTGTTCCTACGCTTAATACTAAAGCCGCATTAGCTTCCATTACGAGTGAGTTTGTTGGTACTGTTACCCAAGAAGTTTTAGTATTGGCTGCAACATTTATTATTGATTTGTCTATAGTTATATCACCAGCAGTTTCCCAAGGACCTGCTAATTGAAAATCATAATCAGAGTCAAACGCGATTGTACCACCTTCTACATATATTGATATTTGTTGTATGTTTAATACACTGTCAGCACCAGGTGCTGCTAATAAAGTGATAGGGTTACTGTACGCATCTTTTATTTGGTTTGTTGTTAAAGCTACAGTGGTATCTGTTGTATTCATGTTGAATAAACTCTGAACTTTAGATATAGGGAAACTTACAGTTGGGTTACCTTTAGTTACGGTTGCCGCACTGTTATCTTCCACTACAGTACCTATTAATAGATCTGTTGCTTTAGGAGTTGCTTTTGGGTAAGTATAAATTATAGGCATATTAATTTCTTTTATATTAGTTAAGGCGTACCTCGCTATACTATATATACTCACATATAAAAGCGAAAATTTACTTAAATGGTGACAATAGCGTATTACTATATTATCTATATAGGCTAATGTCATACTTTAAAAAAAAATATTACATATTTGTTAGGGTAGTGTAGCGCCTCTCCTTTTTGCCGCCTTTATCTAAGGAAAACGCGTTTATATTTCATGGGCCTCCCATTTTTTCTTAGGTTTTTGCGTATATATATGCAGATTTCATAGCATTCTGCAATATCTTTTATGTTTTTTTCAGGGACTATTCAGCTTTTTCCTGATTCACCTTACATCGTATTTCATTTGTATATTTATTACAATCTTATTACGATATATAATGGATAATAGATACAAATAACTATTATGAATTATATACTATTATTATATAATGTGAGTGAGTGCGGTACACTATTCAACTAAATTTAATGAGTAAACAATTACACACTTACAAACATACAATATAAATACGAATACAATTGGATAATAGTAATGTAAATAAAATAAATAAATAACTTTAAAATTAAAAACTATGTCAGTATTAACAAGTAAAAGATTTGTAGTGAGAAAGTCACTAATCGGTAAAAATCAAACAATAAATGTAGAATTTCAAAATGGAAAAACTTTCAAATATAATCACGATAAAGTGTGGGAAATTATGAAAGATAAATTAAGTGAAATGAATTGTTTTATAAAGTATAAAAGTTATACTTCTTCAACAAGTATTCCAACTGTACTAAGAGATAAAGAAGTAGTTTAATAATTACTTCTATCTCAAATCTCTTCTTGGAGCAGAGGTGGGTTTCGATTACTCACAAGAGAACTAATATTAAATAAATAACAATTATGAGTAAAATTAAATTAACTTACAACAAAGTGTATAAATATGTACACAACACTCATCCATTTAATATATTTATGGATATAGTGATGACTGCGCTTGGAACAGTAGCGTTTGGTGGAATAGCGTATTTCATCTATGGAATGATAGCGTTTGGAATAACAGTGGACATTTGTTGCTATTAAAATAAGAAATATGAAAAGAATATTAGAAATTACAGCGCAAATATCTTTTGTAGTAGGATTATTCTTACTACTCTACGTGGCACTATGGATATTCTGCCCTTGCTAAACAAACTAAATACGAATAAAGTTGGATAATATAATAAAGAAAGAACATGAATAAAAATAAAATAAAATTCTTACCACACAACCAAGTACAATTAACTATGTTTAATAAAACAATAATATTAAATAAAATACTATACACTAAAGAATATAATAACTATTACACTATAAAAAATAATAACTATGCCTAAATACTTTGAAGATTTAACACTACAAGAAATGTTTGAACACCATGACCATACTTATATGATGGCGGATGACCATAGATACTATCAAAATGGTAGATATCAAGCGGATATTATTGAGCAAAAAGTAGCAGATAATGGTGGATGGACTGAAGAATTAGTAGATGAGTGGAATAAATATGCACCAAATGACTCTAAATTTCAAAAGGATTTTGAGTGGATTAAACAATTTAAGAAATAATGGAAGATAATAAATTAGATTACTGGATAATGTTTGTAAATGGTGAGATTACTCTCGAAACTTTACAAGAATTACTACTAGATTACGTATAAAATGGCGGGATAGAGCAGTTGGTAGCTCGCAAGGCTCATAACCTTGAGGTCGATGGTTCGACTCCATCTCCCGCAACTAAATTAATAACTATGAATAAATATAGACAAGAAAGAGAGGCGTTAGAAAATGCTTACGCAAGAAGATTACTAATCGAGTATAATATTCGTGAGGTAACTACACAAAGACAAGCTAAAAATGGCACCAGAGAATTTGAATTTCCAGTAACTTGTTGGACTAAACAAGTAATTAAGTGGAATAAAGGTAGAAAACCAACTAATGATAAACTAAGAATAGCTGTATTTAAAAGCGGTTATGTAAGAAAACAAAATGGCGCATGGTCACCATATCAAATAAATCCAATTTATAAAAGAAATGAAAGGTATATGTATTTAGGTGATGGTGAGTTAGTAACTAGAAAGTATATTGCTCAAGCAAGAACTTTAATTGGTAGCCAAATAGCAAGAATGAATTATATGTTAGAATACTATTTAAAGAATTACAAGAAATAGTACGCATTACAAACTAATTACGATTATCTTTGGATAATCTAATAAATATATGTAATAATAATTACAGGGATTAAAAGAAATTTACAACTATGCAAAAAGAAACCGAGTTCACTGGGCATAGACGGTGACTCCACTACAAGGAAAGGGACTACAATTACCATTCCCAACTGGAATTCTCTAAGTTAAAAAGGTAATTCCCTTTCCAACTGTAGTGTTAAAAGATAAAAATATGAGTTATACAAAATTAATGGATATTAAAGCAAAAGAAACTGCAGAGTATCTAATAGAACACGAAATATATAAAGCGTGCGAATGGGCACTAGACGACGACACTTTCAAAAACCTTGAAGGTGATGAATACAATGAAGCTCACAGTTATTTGATGGCAAACGTCGCTAGGCATATCGCTAATAAATTAAATGTAACAACTAATAAATATTACGATGAGTGATTCAGTAAAAGCATGGCATGAAATGAGGGACGACGAAAAAGCGGCAAGAAATCATGCGACTAAAATTAATAAAAGAAGTTTTGTGTGGGTGTTAGACCATACTTATGGTACAGTACATCTATACAATATAAGACCAGACGCTAACAGTGAAATGTGTGAACAATTAATAGAATTAATGGGGCACAGTGTAAACAATTGTCAGTGGATGTTGTCAGAAAGAGATAAAATATACGAATAAAATTGTGGCATTGATGCACCAACCAGGGTATCCCATGGTGGTACAAAGCGGATGTAAGTCCACAACTACTAGACTAGTAGAGGAGAAACGTGAGATGTCGGGCGATTGAGCTAGTGCTCACGTTGGAATCACCCTCGAATTGCTAGTGATAACTAGGTATGGGTTCAACCTCGGCTTCGGCAAAGGTGAACAATACAGGAAACGCGATAAAGGTTAACAAAGCTTCGACAATGGAGGTTCGATTCCTCCACTAGTTACTAAATACCGGCTTAACAGTAAATCGACGCCTTGGCTTCCTTAAGGTATCAGTTGTACAAAGCCAGTCGTAGTGACAGCCGGTAAGATATTACAATATAAATACGATTCAGATTGGATAATAAAAATATGAAATGTAAATGTAAACCAAATAATATAATACCTCCGCAGCGGGTAGCTCTAGGGTATACCACTTGCGTCGAGTGTTCAACCACTGAACCATATGGTTGTGTGCAAATCACATACCACAAAACCGGCAATACTATACAGATTATGCCTAAAGCTCAGGCGAAACGTATACGTAAGTTATCCGCTAGACGAGGTTACGGAACAATGTTAAATAGAATAAGATGAATTTATACGAACAACTAAAACCAGAAGTAAAAAAAGCAATTAAACGAAGTGCTAAGAAATATCCTCATTCTGGTAGGATATTAATAGCAAAATTATATCTTCATACTATGTTTCATGAGTTAACCATGGGTGACATTAGGGACTTAATTAACTTAAGTAATACTAATGATAACGAATGGGATAACATCAATTGGAAGTATGGAGACAAACTATTTAAAGTAGATTAACTATGAGTAAAATTTTAACACCTGATATAGTCAGGGAAGAATTAGAAAAAGACGGTATTATCTTCGGTTTAGAAGGTGATGACGCAAAAGAGGTGCTATTTAATGCATGGGAATGTGCACTTGATGTTAAAAGTTCTTGGGCTAATGGCGATGAGAGCTTAATTATATATATGCAAAACACAGCTGATAACTATGAGGTGTATATATGTACAGATGACCATAACAACAATTTAAGTTGGGACCATGATGTTTATTACTATGAAGCTCATGAAGATTGGATGGAAAGAGTAATTGATGAACTAAGACACGGTGGTTCTGTATGGATCGACGAAGTTATTTGGGAAGATATGGAATATGAAGCACAAAATGCTTGGAGATACGCTTATGAAGATTGGTTTTCAGGTATGTTTGATGATAAAAAAGATGAACTATTAGACAAAGGAAATTATGAAGACTATAAAGACTGAAAAAGAAGTAAAAAATAATTTACCTAAATGGTTTAAAGGAGAAGTATATCATCGAGGTGATATAGTGAGAAATCCATTTAGTGGAGAAGAATTTGAATTAACCGCTGAAGAATTATCAATGTATGATTTTATAAAAGGTGCTGAATTTGTTATGCAAATGAATAAAGGTCACGTATCCACTAGTAAAATGATAGATGAGTTTCATAAAGGTATAAGATGGTTCTCTAAAAACAACATTAAAGCTTATATGGCTTTATTAGATTAACCCAATTGACTTGTGGTGTAATTGGTAACACGTCTGGTTTTGGTCCAGAAGAGTCGAGGTTCGAACCCTTGCAAGTCAGCTAAATATAATTAAATGACAAAACAAGAATTTAATAAATTAAGTAAGTCTTTAGAAGAAATGGCTAAATCTGTCATGAAATCTAAAGGACCGGAATATACTCAAGAAGATGAAGATGTTCTTGCAAACTTTAAAAACACTGCTAGTAGATTAAATACTACAGAGCTTAAGGTTTGGGGAGCGTTTTTTGATAAACAAATATCGAGTATATATGCGCATTTAAACAATGCGAATTTGAAAAAAGCAGAGACTATCGAATCAAGGTTTGCCGATATAATAAACTATTGTCACCTTGGTTTAGCATTATTTAAAGAAAGACAACAATAATGGGAATGTCTAAAGAAAACCTTATAGCTCTTTTACAAATATTAGAAAAAGACTATAAATTTAGAATTGAAGCGTCTTATCAAGAAGAAAACTCTGATAAATGGAGTAAATTTCATGAAGAAATAAGACAGCAAAGATTAACAATGCAAAAAGGTGGAATAAAATGAGAAAATTTAACAACGAAGTCTTGTGGAGAGTTACAGTAGATGTAAATGGTAAACAAGAATATAATATAAATGAAAGTAATTATGATCAGTTATGTGATAAACTAACTGATATAATGATAAAAGAAACATTATGACAGTATTAAACGAAGCAATTATGGTACTATCTATATTCGCTATAGGAATGGCGATTTTAATGTACATATTTGATAAACTAGATAATAAATAATTATGGCAACAAGAGCATTAGTAAGAGTAATTCCTCGACAAGAGGGACTATCTTATTCAGAAGGACACAAGCATGTTAGTAAAGCGTTATGTAACATGTATCATCACTATGATGGATACCCGGAATATTTAGGTGTAAAATTAGCCAAATTTGTAAAAGATATAAAAATCAGTAATGGTTTAAGTACACAAGCTGATAATATTAAAATAGCAAATGGAGCAGGCTGTTTAGCTGCTAGTATGATAGCACACTTTAAAACAGAAGCGGGTAATGTATATTTACATGCTTGTGAACAAGAAGAAGGTGGATGGGAGGAGTATATTTATACTTTATATCCTAAAGAAGGAGAACCAACTTGGATCTCTATTTATAAAACCTATGGAGATGAAGTAATTTTTGTAGGTAAAGCAGATAAATTAATTAAAAAATATGCCGAACCAGTCTAAAATTGATGAAATTTGCATGAAAAATGCCGAAGAATGGCGTAAATTAAGCAAATGTAATCGCAATAAAGTAGCGTGTGTTATTTATAACCCAAGTAATAATACTATTATATCTGTGGGTTATAATGGAACACCAAGCGGTTTTCCAAACGAGTGTGAAGGTGAACATGAAAATGCAGTAACTACACCTCAAGAATATACTCATTGGTGGGTATTACACGCAGAAGCAAATGCTATTGTAAAAATGGCTAAAGATAAAGGGTCTAGTACAAAAGATACTTGGTTATATACCACTTGTAGTCCTTGTAAAGAATGTAGTAAATTAATAATTCAAGCAGAGATTAAAAGAGTTATATATAAAGAATTATATAGAGATGACCCAGAAAAAGCTATGCCGGGAATTTATCTTATGCAAGACGCTGGTATAGACGTTAGTCAAATGGAATAATACGAACTAAATACGATAATATATGGATAATATTAATATGACAGACGATGAATTAAACTTATTAGCAGAAAAAGTACTAGATAGGTTAATTGAAGGTACTCAAAACTCTAGATGGCACCAAATGAGTTCACCAATGACTGTTGGAGAACTATTAAAAGGACAATTGCCATTTAAAGAAAGTGAAGAAGAAATGTTAATAGCTGAACTAGCTAGATTAACTACACTACTAAACTTATATGAAAATAATGAAGAGTTTATGAAAGCGGCTATTATAAAAAGAAAATTAGAAATAATACAAAATAAATTAGACAAACTATGAATATAAAACCAATGTTAGCTCACAAATTTGATGAAGCTAGAATAGATTTTAAAAAAGATGTAGTATACATGCAACCCAAACTAGATGGCGTTCGCTGTCTGTTTACTAAAGACGGTGCGTTTTCTCGTACTGGTAAACAATTCATGAATATACAACATATTGAAGAATCTCTAAAAGATTACTTCAAACAAAACCCTGCTATGGTATTAGATGGTGAGTTATATAATCACGATTTAAAAGATGATTTTGAAAAAATAATATCATTAGTCAGAAAACAAAAACCAACAGACGAGGACAGGTCTGAGGCACGTAGATTAACACAATATCACGTGTACGACTATACTAATATACTTATGAATAACATGGTTAATTATAGGTATAGATTAGATCAGTTAACTTGTTCTAACTTATACAATGATAGTATACACTATGTTGAAAGTAGAAGAGTTAAAACTATGAAACAAGCAAAAGATTTTCATACAAGAAAGTTAAATGAAGGATATGAAGGTTCTATACTAAGAACTGATACACCGTATAAACATGGTAGATCTTTTGGCTTAATGAAATTTAAAGATTTTTCCGATACCGAGGCAACTATTATCGGATACGAAGTAGGTAAAGGCAAAAGAACTGGTACACTAGGTAAGTTCTTAATGCAAGATGATGATGGTATTAAATTTGGTTGCCCACCAGGTAAAGGTTATACGTATAAAGATTTAACTGCAATGCTAAACAATGTTGCAGATTATATTGGTAAACGTGCAACTTTTACTTATTTTCAAAGAACTAAAGCAGGTTCATATAGACACCCGCTTTATAAATGTATAAGAAACTACGAATGAATATATTTTACTTAGATAAATGTCCTGATAAAGCAGCTAGACTACAATATAATAAGCATGTTGTTAAGATGATATTAGAATCAGCTCAAATGCTGTGTGCTGCGCATCATGTGATAGGTAATCCTGATGACGCACCATATAAATTGGCACATAAAAATCATCCGTCAACTATATGGGTTAGAGAATCTATACATCATTATGATTGGTTATGGAATCATATGATAGCATTAGGTGATGAATACACGAAGCGTTATGGTAAAACACATTTATCAATAACTAAAATGAATGATTATAATATGTATTGGGCTCCATTAAACATGCCTAATACAGAATTTAAACAACCTCCACAGTGTATGCCCGAAGAATTTAAGCGTGATTGTGCTATACACGCGTACTGGCTATATTATGTATACGACAAGAAAACTATAGCGCATAACAAAGAATCAATATATGATACTAAATACATTAAAAGTACTTTTGGTTACAGCGACGATCTATCATGCTGATCCTGCACAAACTGATGATACACCGTTTATAACGGCATCAGGTGCACATATTAACCCAGAAAATCCTCAAGGTCATAGATGGATAGCAGTATCCAGAGATTTAGAGGGTGAAGGGTTAACATTTGGCGTGAAAGTAAAAATTTCAGGAGCAGGTCATTTAGATGGCGTGTGGACTGTACAAGATAGAATGAATGAAAGGTGGAATCATCGAATTGATTTTTTAGTTAATAAAAAATTAAAAGGTGGTAAATGGGAAAAAGTTGAAGTTGAAATACTGAGACAATAGGCTTTAAATAATAAATAAGTAATAGGCTAATGTCACAAGATAGAAACATAAAGTGGTTAAATGATAGAAAGATTATTTATAGGAGTTTTCCTATTAATGATAAACCTACCATAGAAACAAATCAGTATATGTATTACGAGAATGGTACTTATGAGTGCTATACATTGTTTAATACACGTGCGAAGATTACTACTTATAAATCTCTTAAGTGGCATTTCCTAGTACTTTATTATTTAAATGATGAAATAAATTTAAAGCATATCTTTAGATTTATAGCAGATAAAGAAAATGGTTTTGTTACATTTTTTATTAAGCAAAAATTATTAGATAGCATGATAATAGATGTATTAAAACAAGGTGGTGAGCCACCAGTAAATAAAATTCGTAAAGTTATATTTAAAGACTTTAGCGGGTTAACACTAAGTGAAAAACTTAGTATTGTAGGTAAGTTAATAGGTAGATCAAGCATAGACACTGAAATGATATATCATACAATGTTAGATTTAAACGACATGAGTAAGAAGATTACTGTAGGTCGAATTGCAGGTTTGCTTAACTGTTCTACAAGAACTATTTATCGTCACATGTGTGATGAATTAAAACAAGAAAAACAAATTTTAAACAATCAATTATGAAAAAATATAATATAGAAAATTATATTAGGTATAAAGAAGATTTATCTTCTGTTATGCCAAAAGATCAAGATTGGGAAAGTTATACGAGAAATGAATTAATTACTAAATTCATGCCTTTGGTTGAAAACCTAGCTCGTAAATTTTCTACAGCTCAACAAGCATCAGGTGTAATGGATATTACAGATTTAATTCAATGTGGGAATGAGGCTTTAACTCGTGCTACAGATAAATTAGATTTTAACTTATTAAAAGAGTCTGACGATGTTGAGAAAACTTTAAAATCATTTTTTAGTAAAAGAGTTAAAGGAGCTATTAGGAGACAAATTGACATCAATAGAGGTGACATGAGAATTCCTGAGCACAAATTAAATGAAATAAGAAAAGATAACGGTAAAGATAAAAGGATGGTTGAGATGTTTTTTAATTCTATATTTTTAAGTATAGATGCTCAACCAAAAGATCATGATGGGGATAATTTATTATATCAAATTCCTGATAAATCAGAGCCTTATAACATTCATTTATTAAATGCTTATTTAACAAGTTTATTAAAGAAAAACTTAACAGGAAGTGAGTACGAGGTTTTAAGACTAAGTTATGGGTTGGATTGTGAAAAACATTCCGCTAAACAAATAGCTGAAAAATTAAATATTACTGGAACTAGTGATTATGTTAGAATATCAGAACTCAAAAAACAAGCAGTTCAAAAATTAATTGATAACGTAGATCACTCTCAAGTACTTGATTACCTGTAAGTTATGTAAATCATGTTAATAACATGTAATTATTATAATAAGCAAATTTAAACACAAACGAATGAACATAAACGAAAAATTAGCTAATATTCAAACCAAATTTAAATCTAAAAAATCTAGATTTAACAGCTTCGGCAAATATTACTTCAGATCAGCCGAAGACATTCTCGAAAGCATAAAGCCCTACTTATTAGAGTATGGAGTTACAGTAGTAATAAATGAAAAATTCATTAAGGATAGAGATGTTGTTATACTTAAATCAACAGCAACTTTAATTGATGAAAAAGGAATGCGTATTGCTGCAACCGCTATAGTAGGAGTTGATCTTGAACAGAAAGGTATGCAAATGCCACAACGATTTGGAACAGCATCTTCATATGGAAAAAAATATGCCCTAGGTAATTTATTTCTAATTGATGATACGCAAGACAGCGATGCAATTAATACGCATGGTAAAGCAATGTCTGACGATCAAATTAAGGCAGCAAAGCAATTTGTGAAAGCTGGTGGTACGATTGAAGCTATTAAAAAGAAGTATAAAGTAAACCCTCAATTAGAAAAGGAACTAACGACACTAAAATGAGAAAAACAGACATCTTGAAAAAGCTCCGTGATGATGAACATTATTACGGAGACTTTGGAAAGAAATATTTGAGTAATTCAGATATATCTACATTACTTAAAAACCCTTTAGCATTAGGAAAACCAATGAAGCCTTCACCAGCTTTTTTGGTAGGTAGTTATTTTCATACGGCTATTTTAGAACCTAATAAACTTAAAAAGTTTAAAGTTGTAAAATCAACCACAAGAAATACTAAAATGTATAAAGAGATAACTGGCGGTGAACTTTGTTTATTACAATCAGAAGTTGATCAAATTGAATTAATGACTGAGAAAATATTAAACAATAATATATGTAAAGATCTTATACAAGGTAAAAATATTACATATGAAGAACCAGGTATTACAGAACTTGAAGGAGAAATGTGGAAAGGCAAAGCAGATATTATAAATAAAAATGAAAAATTAATAATTGATTTAAAAACGACCGCAGATATTTCAAAATTTAAGTGGTCTGCTTCTAAATACAATTACGATTCACAAGCTTATATTTATAGTAAACTATTTGGCTATGAGATGTTATTTATTGTTATAGATAAAACAACTCATCAAATAGGTTTGTTTGATTGTTCCCCTGAATTTTATAATAGAGGAGCAGAAAAAGTAAAACAAGCTGTTGATCAATACAAGCTATTCTTTAAGTCTGAGGGATTTGATCCCAATCAATTTTTTATTAACAAAACACTTTAATTTAATATTATGGCAAGAACTAGAAAAAGAACCTGTGACGTAACAGGTATGACTACAAGCACTAACAATTTTTACACGAATCAATCTCATGTAAAAGCTGTTGACAATTTAAGAAGATTAACTGGAGCTAATAAGATTCAGTTAACTAGAATGTTTAACCAATTAAACGCATATTAATATGGCATCAATAATTAAAGCTAGTATTAACCTTAGTAATATCGATAAATCAAAAATTATCGAAGGAAAAAAAGGAAAATACTTACCCATTAGTATAACTATTAATGATGAGGTTGATCAATTTGGAAATCAAGGTCCAGTGATTATATCTCAAACAAAAGAAGAACGAGATAATAAAACTGCTAAAGTTTATTTAGGTAACGTTCAAGTAGTTTGGACTAACGGGGACAACGTATCAGTTGCTCCAAGAGATGACGCTCCAAAAGCAACACAACAAAAACAAGAAGACAAAGTACAAGTAGGAGAAGACCTACCATTTTAATATAATTTAATATATGCAAACAGAGATCAATGGATTTTTGATTGATGATTTCAATCAATACAACCTTAAGGTGAAAGATAAACAAGGGATTTGTCCTTTGTGTTCACATGATAGGAAACCCGAACATAGGAAACTTAAATGTTCTTCTTATGATTGGGAACGGGGTCTCGGTACTTGTCACAATTGTAATACAACTTTTCAACTACATACTTACCAACGTAAGGGAAGTAGTGAAAAAGAATATATCAGACCTGACTTTTCTACTCAAACGCATAAAGCGCCAACTAGCAAAGTACTACAATGGTTTGATAGTAGAGGTATATCTCAAAGGACTCTTGAAGACTTAAATGTTTCTGAGGGTCCTGAGTATATGCCACAAACCGGAAAGACCGAGAACACAATTAAATTTAATTACACAATAGGTAATGAACTTATTAATATTAAATACCGCGACGGCAGAAAGAATTTCAAACTATATAAAGGGGCTGAGAAAGTATTTTATAATATTAATAGTATAGTTGGTTATAATAATTGTGTAATAACAGAGGGTGAAATGGACGTATTAGCGTTTCATGAAGCCGGTGTTAAAAATGTTATATCAGTTCCTAATGGAGCAACTATAACTAATAATAATTTAGACTATCTTGACAACTGTATAGATTATTTTGAAGACAAAGAAAAAATAATTTTAGCAGTAGATTCAGATGCGGCTGGACAAACATTACAACAAGAGCTAGTTAGAAGACTAGGTGCTGAAGTATGTTTTATAGCAGATTTAGAAGATTGTAAAGATGCTAATGAATACTTATTAAAATATGGAAAAGAAAAATTGGCGGAGCGTGTTACGCAAGCAAATCCAGTACCGCTCGAAAACGTTACAACGTTTAGAGACATCGAAGGAGAAATTACTGATTTTGTTACCCACGGGTTTAAACCAGGTTATCAAATCGGTTTACCAAACTTTGACAGGATTTTTTCAACTTATACATCCCAGTTTATTACTGTTACTGGTATACCTAGTAGTGGTAAGTCTGATTTTGTTGATCAAATGGTCATAGGTTATAACCAAAACTATGGATGGAAAACAGCGTATGCTTCACCAGAAAATGCACCTACACATTTACACGCTCATAAACTTATGAGAAAAATATGGGGACAAATGCCTAATAAAGGAGACATTGGAAGCAAGAGATGGAATGAAGTAGCAGATCATATAAATGATAACTTCTTTTTTATAGACATGGACCGATATACTTTAGATTCAGTATTAAGAAAAGGTGCTGAATTAGTTAAACGTAAAGGTATTAAATGTTTAGTAATAGATCCGTATAATAAGGTAAGAGATGTAAATAGTAAAACAGAGGATGTGAATAGGTATACTATGGAATATTTAACAAAAATAGAAACTTTTTGTAAAAAATATGACGTGTTAACTTTTATTGTCGCGCATCCAACTAAAATGTATAAAGACAAAGATGGTAAAATGGAAGAGCCGAACATGTACAATATTAAAGGTGGTGGCGAGTGGTACGATGCTAGCTATCACGGCATATTGGTTCACAGGAATTATGAAGAAAAAACTACAAAAGCAAAAGTCCTTAAAGTAAAATTTCAAAACTTAGGGGAAAATGGTGCTGAGGCTTATTTTAAATGGGAACCAGGATCCGGTAGATTTTTACCTCATGAATCTGTTTCATTAGACAATGAAAAACTACCCTGGGAATGACAGCATTCTATAAAAGGAAGTTTTCAATGGGAGACTATAAAAGAAATGATGAAGAAGAAAAAGCTAGACTCTGGTGTCATGAAAATAACATATGTATAACACCACGTCAGTCTAAATGGGGAGAAAAAAGTTGGATAATAGAAATCGAAACAGGTTTTTATCCTAATAGAAAGAAAATAGGAGAAAGTCCACAAGCTTATGGTCCAGGAGAAATATGGAAAAAAATATGTGAATATCAAAAGTATTATTATGGCAAATATAAAAACAAAGTTTAAAAACGCTAATGAAGCGTATGAGTACTTCTTAAAGTTAATACCAAAAGAAGGCATTGAATTTAGTGACACAAAAGCTTTATTCAATATAGGTTTTGAGATAACAAATCCCTTAGATAATAAAATAAAAAACAAAAAGAGAAAATGGAAACATGATTATGCCGAGGCTGAATGGCAGTGGTATTTATCTGGTGATCCTAACATTAAGGCATTAGAAAATATTTATGGTAAAGTACCAAAGATCTGGTGTCATATGGCTGATGAAAAAGGTAGAGTTCAATCTAATTATGGATGGCAATGGATGAGAGGACAGCAACTTAATAATATAGTAGCTAAATTAAAATCCACCCAAGACACGAGACATGGAGCTATTAGTATTTATGACGCAAAAGAAATGCGTAATTATGATTACGATACCCCGTGTACTTATGCGGTTCAGTTTACAATAATTAATAACAAATTATGCATGTCTGTTTATATGCGATCTAATGACCTCTGGTACGGCTTTTGTAACGATCAATACTGTTTTAGTATGTTACAAAAATTAGTTGCAGACAGGTTGTCTATAGACACAGGATGGTACTATCATCACGCGCATAATTTACATTTGTATAACGATAAATTATAATATGTATTATTTATACCACATACCAGGTAAAAAAATTGGAGTAACAAGTAATCTTAATAAGAGGGTTACGGTTATCCAAGGATATAGACCAGATGAGTATGAAGTTCTTGATCAAAGTAATGATATAGATTATATATCAGACAAAGAGATAGAACTTCAAAAGTCTTACGGCTATAGAGTAGATAGAAAATTATATAAAAACTTATTTAATAAAATGAATTATTTTAAAATAAACGTAACAGAACAAACAACCACCTTTCCTTGTCCTTTAGACAAACTGAAAGGCCGACTGTTTGATAATATAGGTATGGAGTGGGATACCGAGCACGGAAAGCTAAATATAACCCCTAACACAATAAGTTGGATAATGAAAAACGTAAAAATCTCTATGTATAACCCAGAGAGATGTTATGTTTATAACAAAGCATTTGCTACGTGGCTTATACCAACAACAAAAAAATGTTCTAAGAAACCTTTAAAAATGTTCGAAAACATTAGACAATGGGCTGAAGATAGAGGCTTGTATGATAAAGGTGATTCCAAAACACAGTTCCTAAAGCTCCAAGAAGAGTCAGGAGAATTATCAAAAGCGTTATTACATGATGATCAAGAAGAAGTAATAGATGCTATTGGTGACATGGTAGTAGTACTTACTAACTTAGCTCATTTAAGAGGTGTGCATATTGAAACTTGTATTGCATCCGCATATAATGTTATAAATAAAAGAACAGGTAAAATGATTAACGGAACATTCGTAAAAGATGCAGATTAAAACTACAGACAAGATAGTACAAGCAGTACTAAGGAAGATGGACGATCGTAGTATTATAGGCCAAAAGAAATATGGTCAGACAATGCATAACGAAATAGAAACAGGTAAAAAAGATTTACATAAGTTTCTAGTTGATGTACAAGAAGAGATAATGGATGCATTATTGTATATCGAAGCAGCTAAAAAATGTATTGAAGATGAGAAGAAAAATTAGAAGAAAAAAGGGACCAGTTCAGTCTAAAAAAATAACGTACGATAATATAACCTTTGCTTCAGGTTTAGAAAAATATATGTACACTGTACTTGGACAAGCTAAAATAAAAGCTTTATATGAAGGTCAAACATTTGAACTCGTTGAAGGATTTGATTTTCCATTTGAATGTTATGAACGATGTGCTAATGGAAAAGGAAAATACCAAAACCGAGGAACAAAAAAAATACTTAATATAAAATATACTCCTGATTTTATAGGAAAAAATTTTATAATTGAGTGTAAGGGTAGAGCTAATGAAAGTTTCCCTTTACGTTGGAAGTTATTTAAAAAGCTTTTAACAGAAAATAGATTAGGACCATTTACATTATACAAACCTCAAAATCAAAAAGAATGCGAAGAAACAGTACGCTTAATACTGAAGAGACAAAACGGTTAGCACGAAAAAAATACGCAGAAAGACAAATTGATAAGTGGGTTAAATGGAGTTGGAACATGCGTGGTAAAGTTTTATATAAAGAGTTAATAGAAAAAATAAAACAATATAAATTAGATGGCTAAAAGAAAAATGTTTGGAAGTGCCCTTGCTTTATTTGATAAACCAAAAAAGAAAAGACCAGGGGTTCATTGCAAAAATAGAAACACAAATCAAAAAAACGGTAAGTATTATAGTGGTACTAAATACCGTGGACAAGGACGATAAAATTTAACAATATGAATATAACAAGATGGGAAGTAAGCTTTGGATTATACGAAGGCTTATTATTTGGATATAGAAATTATCCTGACTGGGATAATGGTAAAATAGATCACGTAATCTACTTAGGATTATTTGATTGTTGTATAACGCTTTTTTATAATTAATTATGGGATTATTTGATGAACGTATACCGTATAAACCTTTTGAATATCCAGATTATTATACAGAAGGTTGGTTAAAACAAGCGCAAGCATTTTGGTTACATACTGAAATACCAATGCAAGGCGATGTAAAAGACTGGAATGAGAAATTAACAAAAGAAGAAAAAAACTTAGTAGGAAATATCTTATTAGGCTTTGCACAAACAGAATGTGCGGTGTCAGATTATTGGACACAAAAAGTTGTATCATGGTTTCCAAAACATGAGATACAACAAATGGCAATGATGTTTGGATCACAAGAAACAATACACGCTGTAGCATATAGTTATCTAAATGAAACATTAGGATTAGAAGACTATGAAGCATTTTTACATGAACCCGCAACAGCACAGCGATTTGATAACTTAGTAAGTTATGATGGTAAACATGATCCAATTATGATTGGTAAGTCATTAGCTGTATTTTCAGCTTTTGCAGAAGGAGTAAGTTTATATTCTGCATTTGCTGTTTTGTATTCTTTTCAAATGAGAAATCTTTTAAAAGGAGTAGGACAACAAATGAAATGGAGTGTGAGAGACGAGTCTCTTCATAGTAAAATGGGTTGTCAACTATTTAGGCATATGTGTGAGGAAATTCCTGAATTAAAAAAGGAATGTGAAGATCATATATTAAAAGCCGCTAGAATAATGGTTGATTTAGAATTAAAATATATAGATAAAATGTTTGAGATGGGTGATATAGAAGGATTAAAAGCAGGTGATCTTAAACAGTTTATTTTAAAAAGAGCTAATGAAAAATTAGTTGAATTAGGATATAAACAACATAAGTCTTTATTTGAATTTGATGATAAAGCCGCAGAAAATCTAGATTGGTTTTATCATTTAACTGGTGGACACACACATACTGATTTTTTTGCTATGCGTCCAACAGATTATAGCAAGGCAAATGAAGGTGAAGACTTTGAAAATATTTGGTAATGATTTATATAGTAGATAACTTTATAGAGGAAATGTATTTTAAATTAGTTAAGTCACAGTTAACGGATTTTAAAGAAGTTAAAACACCTGGTAAATCCTTTTGGGTTATGCCAGCGCATGAAGACTTTATAAAACATGTAACAAACAAATTAACTGAATTAGAAGGAAAAGAGATAGATGTTATATTGTCATTTTTTAGACAAGCAAATTTAAAAGAAGATAACACGTGGAGAATACATAATGATTCTATTATAGACAATCAACAACCAGATAGAGCTATAGTTCTTTATATGTCCGATAATGAAACCGATGATTTAAATGGTACAGCATTTTGGGAACATAAAGAATTAGGCGATAAATATATAAACAAATCTAAAGAAGATTTTGATAAGTTATTAACTAAAGATTCTGAGGATTTATCTAAATGGAATGTGAGATCAGTTATAGGTCATAAACCTAACAGACTGATTTCATATCCATGTAACTATTTTCATAGCAAATATCCTGCTAGATTTATAAAACCTAGAAAAGTATTTGTTATGTTTTATAAAATTAAATAAAATGATATTAAATAAAATTATATTAACAACATTAGTGTTTTTTCTTTTTAACCAAGGAGTTGATAAAGCAAAAGCAGAAAAAGGGTCTGTGATTTTATACACAGCCAATTGGTGTGAACCATGTGACGAAATGCAAGATTATTTATTAGAACTACAAAAAGATTCTTTAGTTGCTAGTAGATATAATTTTTACGTAGTAGATATAAACCAAGTGTATTGTGTAGAAAATGGAGAATTAGATTTTCCTAACGAATATGATATTGAACCAAACATGATATATCCTACTGTAAAAATATTTAATAAAAATAAAACCGATAGATTAAGAGGTTTTGGCTTCACATATAATGAAGTAAGAGATTATATATTAGAATGAAAGAAAGTAAATTATTAGAAATGCAAAATAAAGTTGCTGCATTAACAAGAGTAGTGCAGCAGCTTATTAATGAAATAGATAATATCAAAAATTTATCTGTTGGAACATTAGAGACAATTAAAAAAATGCCAGACTATAATAAAGCTTTAGAAACTTTAAAAAAAGAAATGGAGAAGAAAGCTAAGATGAATGAAAAAAAGTTTGAAACATTAGAAGAATTACAAAAAGAAAAAGAAAAAAAGAATAAATAAATGTGGAATAAAAATTGGAAGAAAGGTATAGATTATCCCGAGTGGGGTAACACAGATGTGTATAAAAAAACTATAACAGGAGGTTATTTATATAATGGTGAAAGTCCTAAAGATGCTTATATGAGAGTGTCTAAAGCTGTAGCTAAAAGATTATATAAACCTGAAATGGCTGATAAGTTTTTTGAATATATTTGGAATGGTTGGCTGTGTTTAGCTTCTCCGGTTTTATCTAATACAGGTACTGATCGTGGTTTACCTATTAGTTGTTTCGGTATTGATATAGCTGATAGCATTTACGATATAGGTACTAAGAATTTAGAAATGATGCTTCTTGCGAAACACGGCGGTGGTGTAGGAGTAGGTATAAATATGATAAGACCCGCCGGATCTAAAATAACAGGAAATGGAACATCAGACGGAACAGTACCCTTCTGCAAGATCTTTGATTCAACAATCCTTGCAACAAACCAAGGATCAGTTAGACGCGGAGCTGCGTCAGTTAACATCAATATTGATCACGGAGATTTTGAACAGTGGCTTGACATACGAGAGCCTAAAGGAGATGTCAACAGACAAAGCCTTAACTTACATCAATGCGCAGTTGTTGGTGACAAATTTATGCGTAAGCTTGAACAAGGCGATGCAGAAGCACGAAATAAATGGAGTAAATTGCTTAGAAAAAGAAAAGCAACTGGAGAACCGTATATCCTCTTTAAAGGAAATACTAACAAAGCAAATCCAAAAGCGTACAAGTCAAACGCTTTAAAGGTACACATGACTAATATCTGTAGTGAGATAGTTTTACACACAGATGAGAGTCATAGTTTTGTGTGTTGTTTATCTAGTTTAAATTTAGCAAAATATGAAGAATGGAAAAATACAAATATTGTTCAAGATTCTATCTGGTTTTTGGATGGGGTTTTGGAAGAGTTTATCCAACGCGCTAAAGGCCTTAAAGGTTTTGAAAATGCAGTTAGGTCTGCTGAAAAAGGTAGAGCGCTTGGCTTGGGAGTTCTTGGGTGGCATACGTATTTACAAGAAAAAGGTTTTCCTTTTGAAGGATTACTTGCTCAATACGAAACTCGGAGAATTTTTAATCAAATTAAGTTTGAAAGTGAACAAGCTTCTAGGAGACTTGCTGAGACATATGGTGAGCCTCTTTGGTGCGTTAATACTGGTATGCGGAATACTCATCTTAGGGCTATTGCTCCTACCGTTAGCAATAGTAAGCTTGCTGGCAATATTAGTCCTGGTATCGAGCCTTGGGCCGCTAACGTTTTTACTGAGCAGTCTGCTAAAGGTACTTTCATACGTCGCAATCCTACGCTCGAACTTTATCTCAAAAAATTCAAATTAAATACAGATAAAATATGGGAACAAATTTTAGAAGATGGAGGTTCGGTTCAAGGTCTCAAAGCGTTAGATAAAATAATGATTGGACCTGAAAAAAATATACCTATAAAAGAAGTGTTTAAAACTTTTAAAGAAATTAATCAATTAGAGTTAGTTAATCAAGCTGGTATAAGACAACAATATGTAGATCAATCAGTTAGTTTAAACCTAGCTTTTCCTTCACAAGCAACACCTAAATGGATTAATCAAGTTCATATGGATGCTTGGCGTAAAGGTATTAAAACTTTATATTACATGAGAACAGAATCTGTATTGCGAGGAGATATTGCTTCACAAGCAATGGATCCTAATTGTTTAGCTTGCGACGGTTAAACAACATTATAACCAAATAGAAAAGGGGATCTTCACGATCCCCTTTCTGGTTACAAGAACTTTTGGGTATGGTACGCCCAGTTTATTTTGTTCCTGATTTTTTTATTCACATTCTTTAACTAGTAATTTACTTATTAGTTTATTCCAACCATAAATAATTTTACACCAAAGTTGTGAAATTTTTTCTCCTAGTTTTATTAATAGTTTTCCCATATTAGTTGTTTTGTATTGAATCACTTTTTAATTTTAAGCTATCAAACTTAGCATCAATAATAGCTTTTTTCTTTTCCCACCTTGCTTCTCTATATTTTATAATAGAATCAGGGTGTAAATTTTTTAAGCTATCTCTCATTTCCATTTTTCTTTCTTTATGTTTCCATTTAGGTTGATCACAACCTTCCGTAATTATTGCTAGTGCAACAGCTAGTAATATTGATAATAGTCTTGTGTTTTTGTTTTTCATTATTTTAAAATTGTCCCGCTTTATTTATCTCATTAATCGAGCCCTGCAGCTCATCGATTGAAACTGGTAGCAGGAGGTCTAAACCAGCTTTAAACGTTTTTTCTCTAATACCATCTTTAAATATAATGATAGTAGGTACCATTCTTACTTTATATTTTTTCTTAGCAGCAGCCGCAGTCGCGACGTCAACTCTATAATATATAGCATCTTTAATTTTATCCCACTCTTCCAAGCAATTGCTGGAATTAAAGGAAGCCCAAAACTCCACCACAATAGACTTGTGATTATCCTCTCCAAAAGCATGTTTTTCATTTATCTTCTTTTCAAAGTTAGAATCATTAATCCAATGTTCTGCTGGTACATCTACTTGACCAAGCATTATATAAGGTATAAAAAATATAAATATAAATTTTTTCATAATTTTAATTTTTTCTTTTAGGATTTTCTCTAGCTGGATTAGGGGGATTAGGTGGTGTAACAATATTTGGACTAGACACATTAGGTCCAGATCCACTTTGATTTATATTGGGGCTGTTAATATTATTACCTGGTCTAGAAGTATGTTGACCATAAATAGGTTGATACCTATGTGGGCTATAATAAAAATAATTAGGTGTAATAGGGTATCTATTAGTGGGGTAGGTATTATAATTATATATAGGTCTTATTACATCAATAGGTAGTTGTAATGTATCTCCTTCTGCTGTTACAGCTAACACTGACGTTATTTTCATTTGAGGTTGTCTATATACCGTACAAGCATTTAAAACTAAAAGCATAGCACAAATACCTATTATTACAGGCAACCATTTAATTATGTTTTTGTTGTTCATTTTTCTTTATGTTTATTACAAAAGTTTCTAGCGGCTTCTTTACTACCAAAACCCCATTTTTTTAACGCCATTTTTAATTTGGTTGGTTCACCTTTAGCATCTTTTAATGCTCCAGCCATGCCAGCAAACCTACAAGCAAAGGATACTCGCCTTTTACTTGTACCACTAGTTTGTCTACTACCTAAAGTATTACCAGTTTCTTTTTTATGCTCAGCTCGCATTTTTCTATTTTGCTTTTCGTAAGCTTCTTCTTTTATATAAAATGGTGATTGTTTCATAATTATTATTTATTTTTCATTCCTCTTTGTACATGACTTTCCCAGCAAGGATCACCTTTTGGTTTAGGTAATTTATCTTTTCCTGATCCTCTTGGGATACAGTTAGGTACTTGTCTATTTAAAGGACTTTTTGCCATGAATGGCGAACTAAATTTACTACTCATCTTTTTTTATTTTGTAAGTCATAGAGCCTTTGATCCATTAACTCTAATGTTTTCTTAATTTCTTTAACATCTTCTTGCGTATCCATTATGGTTTGTCGAATCAATTCATCTTTCATATCAAATTCCATTTTAGATATTTCAGGTTTAGGTAACTCTTTAGCTTCTTGTATATCAGCTTGTAAAGAAAACCACACCCCTGCTAATGATACAATTGCAAATATCATTGCTCCAATTGTTTTAATTGATAATGAAAAATCTGATTTACCATCTCCATCAATATCAATACCCATAGAGGTATTTTCATCTAATTGTTTCGCCATTTTATTTTTATTTTAATGTTATATTTAAACCAATGTTACTATTAAATATTTTTGAATCCCAAAATTTAGTATATTCACCTTCAACAAATACACCAAACATCTTTCCAATTTTCCACCCAAACATTAAACCATATTGATAATCACTCCATTGCTCGTGAACAGAAAAAGGTCTTAAACCTCCCTTGCCCCAGTTGTTTCTATTTAAATAACTAAAATCTTCATCTCCTTTTATATATCTATGATAAGGTAATATCCAATTAAAGTAACTATGTAGCCAAAAATTATTTTGGTAATGATAAAAATCTAAACCGACAATAGGTGCAATCTCACCGTATGGATCTAATGTATCCAATATTTCGTTATTATAGCGATTCATTAAATCTCCAAAAACCTCATCTCTAAACACCTCATCTGTGTGAGCTACAAGTACATCATTTTCATCCATCCAAAACCATGCTGGAAATTGTACAAAATTTCCTTCTTGATCATAATATTCTGCAACATAGTATGTATCATAATACCCATACTCATAACCTAGTGTATACCAAGGATTAGCTGCTAACCCATTTTCATCTTCTTCATTTAACCATATTTCTATAGGATTATAACCGTAAGCTTTTTCATGGGTACGGTAAATTGCTCCAGCTGATATACTAAATTTTTTACCAATAGGTAACCTTACTCTAGCTTCAGCAGAATTATATTTAAAACCTATATTTCCTTGAGATCGTTGTTCAAGCTTTACAATATGATTTTTACCGGTATGTCTGATAAAGTATCTACTATTTATCCATTCTTCTCCACGTTTTCTTTCTTTTTCATAATGTATTAAATATTCAAAACCTTTTATTGCAGCTGATGGAGCAGATAAAGCCATATTGTTTTCGGTACCATTATAAAAATTAGAACCCTTAACCTCATAATCAAATCGAGCAAGCTTTCTAATACCAATACCATATCTATAATCAAATGGATGATATACTGTTTCATCTACCACTTGTGGAATAGCATATAGGTTATCTGGATTTGTTCTTACAAAATATTCAGGTCTCTGAGTTTCATAAGGGCTTGTAGCATTACCAGCCACGTATACTGTTCCATACTTTAAAAAGTCTTCATATAAGTCTTTAAAAAATTGAGCGTTTGAATTTTGTGTTATTAATAAACAAATAATTAATAATATTTTTCTCATTTTGTGTTTTATTTTTTAAACGTTAATCATTTAAGATTATATATAATTTAATTATCAAGAATTGTTCGTGTTTTTCTTGATGATTTATATTTTTTCTTTTTTCTATCTGTTGAGGTTTTAGCTCCTTGTTCTAGTTCCCATAAAGACCAACCACTTAATAAGGCTAATTTTTGCCAAACCTCTGTATCTTCACCAACAGCATCAGCTATGTTATTAGTTTTTCTAATTAATCTATCCAAAGGCACATTAGTTGTTGCTGAAATTATCTGACCACCAGCCATGTAACCTGGGTTATCTAAACTAAATCCTTTTTCTTGTATTTCCTTTGCGTTCCAATCAACTGTTCTCAAAGCAGATCTTACTTTTGTAACTTTAGAAGATATAGGTGGGGAAAAATCTAACATCTCCCATGTTGCATTTTCATATTTAGGATTTCCTTTTTGATCTTCTTCATATAGTTTAACTAATATATTTTTAACAGTACTAACAGCAGCACCACCAATTCCTATTCCTCTTAATATAGAATCCATCATACCATTACCTAACCTAATAGCTCTACTTTCATCAATCTCTTCTTCATCGTTAAATAACATAGTAAATAAAGCTTGCTGTATAGCGTTAAATATAAAGTTCTGTACTACACCATAGTAAGCTATTTTAGACATGTTTGTTTTCCAATCACCTCTTCTATCTTTTAAATCTAAAAATGCTTTCTTCTGTAACCTAGCATACTGCATTGGGGTATTAGCAAACGCTAATATAATTCTACCAGCAGCTGAAGCTTGTTCCATACTTATTCTATCTGTTCTACTAGATTGTTGACTTTCTTCTGAAATATTATACCAATCTAAATAAGCTTGTTCGTCTGCTTGCTTAGTATTTAAACCTTGTTTCTTGTAAGTATTAATTCTATTTCTATAAAAACTAGCACCACCAGAAGCAATAGCAAAGCTATCTGCAAATTGTGTTAGTACGAATCCCTTTTTTAATAAGTAACTTATAACACCATTAACACCTTGTGGTCCCGTGGCAGCATCAGCAATTTCTGATTCAGTTACATTTATTTGTAATCCTTTTCTTCTTGTTACAAGATAATCAGAATTAATAAGCTTCATAAAGTCACTCCAAAATTGTTTTTGATTTGCAAATGCGATACCAGCTTTTAAAGGATTGTTATCTGTCCAGTTCATATAGTTAATAGCGGATATAGTTTGTAGTACAGCAGATCTTGTATTTAAGAACATAATTGCACCAACAGAGTTATTCACCCAATCTAAAACATTATTAACTACTCTATTACCTGTATCTAGTTTATTAGAACCTTTTTGCATACGAGTTAAAGTATTTCTTAAAGCCTCTACATATTTAGTTCCATAAGCAGCTTCAAGTTTATTCATGTTTTCTGTTGAAAATATAATATCAACATTTTCTTGCCACTCTTGTAAATATTCTTTTCTATTAATTTTATTTATACCACCAATTAAATCAGTTGTTAAATTACCAGCCAACCAAGTTTCTTCTGGAGCAGGGTAGGGTTTTCCTTTTTGAATTCTAATTAATTCATTAGCGAAACTATTTAACTCTTTATTATCAGTTATAAATTTTTTCAATTGATTTATATCTCTTTTTGCTAGTCCAGGAATTTCCTCTCCTTGTTTATTCCATATATAAACTCTTAATGCTTGTTCATATGTAAATCCATCAACAGCTTCTTTTTTTAAGGTTTTAGGAATTGTTTTATAATTTCTTTTTAATTGTTTAAAATCATTAGCCGTGGATATTCTATCTTGTGTTATTGTTGCCTCTGCTCTATTAAATGGATCTAATAAGTTTGTTTTAAACCAAGCCATTTGAGCATCTCCTTCTTTTCCTTTACCAAGTAATGGATAAATTAAACCTGTAAAATCTTCAGCAGAGTAAGGAATCCAGAAATTAAATCTACCTTTACTAGCTCCAACGGTTTTAGCTCGTGCTGGAGAATATTGAGCCTCTCTTGCTAAACCAGTTTTCTTTTCTAGTATTATATTAAATTCTTTATTTAATTTTTTAGTTTTACTAAACTTAGCTTGTTGTACTTTAGATTTAACATCTATTTGATCTAATATTTGTTTAACTGCTTTTACGTTTTTAATAGCGTCATCAGCAAAATAAAAATTATTATATCCTTTAGCTGCTTTGTCTGCCACCCAATTTGCTTTTGCTTGAGGTGTACCATCTTCTAAACCAGTTATATTATCTAAAGGAATTTCTAAACCTATACCTTTTAAGAACCTATGAATAGCTGTCGCTGCTTGTTGTGGTCGTGCTGTTAAAACAAAAATATCTTTACTACCAAACTTACCTTGACGTTTTAAAGCAAGATCTGCTAAAGGTCCTTTTTTACCCTTAATAACTTTATTAAATTCAGAAAAATCAAAAACAGCTCCCGCATCTTCTAATGATTTAGATTTAACCGCGAATTCCGTAGCACTAAGTTTACCTTTCTTTCCATTAGGGAGCGTGTAAAGTACCTTAGATTGAGTTTTAGCTAGAGTATCATCAAAATCAAAAACACTAATACCTTTTTCCGGTGTTTTTAAAGCTCTTCCTAATTTAGCAGCTTCATCATAGTTTGATAAAGTTTGTAATTGACCAATAGAAGATTTAGTTCTACTTAATTTATCAGGGAAAACTTTACTATTTTTATTAGCGGCTTTGTCTTGAGATTCTAAATTTTTCAAGGTTGTTAATTGTCCATCGGCACCTACTTTAAATTTATCAAAAGCAGTTTTACCATCTATAAAAACTAAAGATCTAGTATCAATACCACCCTCGTCTTTTGCTACGTCATTATTAAAGTATCTTTGCCACCAATAATTATTTAACAATCTCCATCCTTTAGGCATTTTCTCTGATAGCTTCGCTGTATTTAGTTTACCATTATCAAATTTATCTAATGCTATTAATTTATAATTATCCATAACAGCAGCATATTCATTTTTAAAGTTTCCGTTTTCTAAACTAATATTTAATAAATATAAATATGCGGCAGTAGCTGGCACAGCATGTTCCCACTCGTATGTTCTACCTTTAAATCCTTTTGGATTAATAGATCTTGCAACAAGCTCTGCACCTTGTCTATGAGCGTGATCAGACAGGTTGCCAGTCATCTTTAAAAAATTACCTATTACCCTAGCGTTTTCTTTATTATCTCTAATACTCTTATCTATTCTCTCCCACATTTGACGATGCATGCTAGTATTAATTTCATTATATTTTTTAACAGTACCATCTTTAAAAGCTTTGTTTACTTTGCTTTCATTTTCTCCAAATATGTTATCATAAGGTCTAGCTTTCCATTCCTTTCCTTTACCTGTAAAGTCTTTTCCATACGTTAAATCTGAATCCATTAATAGATTATCTCTTTGTTGAGTATAGTAGTTATCTACCGTTGTTTTTGTACCGTCAACATTAATTTCTTTTTTACCTTTTAATGGAAGTATTCTATTGCTTGGTCTTAAAACTGTTTTATTTATAAATCCTTTTGGAAATAGTGGTATTAATATATTTTTAACAGCTGTAATATATTCGTCTATATTTTCTTTAGTATCTAATTTATAAGTTGGTTTACCAATGGTAACTTCTAATAACTTATCAATACGTTTATCAGGATTAAACTCTTGATCAATAATTTTTTGACTAATAGAAAACTTTTCTTCCATGTCTCTATCAATCTGTTTGCCTATAAGAGCTGTTTCTTCTGTGGTATCAATAACATCTTTTTCTAATTCCCTTATAGCTTTTCTTTTTTCAGCAACCTCGGTAGTTTGAGATACTTCAGGTGTAGCATCAAAGCCTAATTCTTCGGCTATAGCATCGGCTAAAGCATCTTTACGAGTTCCTTTAGTAGATGGTGCCACATCATCTCCTAGGAAATGATTAATAAAATCTTGTTGAGTAACAGCTTTTTTATTATATAAAGTAGGGCCAGATGTTCTATTAACATTCCAAGCTAATTTTCTATCTTTAATAGCTTGATCCACTTCTGTAGGGCTAATATTTGTTTTAACAACTTTAGTAAATACCCTATCATTAGGTGATTTCATTCTTTCAAATTTAACCAATGTGGTTACAGGTAATTTATCAACAATTGTTTTCCAGTTTTTCTTTAAAAAGTTTTTATACTCTTGTCTTGTACCCATTAAGTTAGCAACAGGAGTTTTTAATTCTGTTTTATATATTTTACTAAGATCGTCTTTGAATTGTTTATTTGTAGCACTTGGTAATTTAGTACCAAAAGCTTTTTTAACAGCACCTTTTACTTTATCAACTAACTCAGTATCTATTTCTAATAATTTTCTAAATGATTTTGGTTTAGTTTTTTCTTTAGTTTTTATAATTTCTTCTTCTACTATAGTATCTTCTGCCGTTTGAGGAGATGTTACTGCTCTAGCCTCTGTTACATCACTTGTGAATTCAGTATCCAATACTCTGTTAGCTGCCTCAATTGTTCTAGCTTTTAAATATTTGTTTATGTAAGCGGCTAAAGGAACACCTTGTTCAGGTCGATAAGCACTAATTAAATCATACACACCACGTGGACCAGTTAATATTTCATCTATTAAAATATCCTTGTTGGTTGTGTAACCAGGCACCGTATTAAAGTTACTAGCTAACTTAGCGGCCATTGGTTTATATTCTTCTATAATTTCAAAAGCTCCTTGTAATCCCTTTTCATTATATATATCTTGAACTTTAATAGAAGCTGATTTAGATAATTTATCTCCTTTAATAGTTCTAGCCCCTTTAGTTTGTACAGTAATATTTTTAGTAGCTCCTTCAATATTTCTAGTATATTCTTTTATAAAATCCCTTATACCTTTACCTGTTTTAAAATCTGCTTTAGCCCATCCAAACTTTCTAAGTACTGGTAAAATTACTTTATCTTTTATCTTAGTTAATATCCCTTCGTCACCTTTTATATCACCCTCTTTTATCATAGAAGAATACACAGTGAAATACTCATCAGGATTTTCTTTTAAATATTTAGAATCATAATTTTCTGTAACTCTTTTTTCTAATAAAGTTAATTCGTCTTTAGATAAACTATCTTTAAAATCATTAACTAATTTATCAACTTGAGTTTTATCAGAGAATTGATTATTTAATATACGATGTAATAACTCATGTTGTGGTGCACTAAAAGCTCCAGTTTCTTTTGCTGCTTCTTTATTAATATATATTTGACCAGCCTTGTCTATAAACGCATCAACACCATCTTTTTCTTTCCCAAATTTCTCTATAAACTCTTTGTTTGTTTCAAATGTAGTTGTAGCGTCGAAACCTAAATCTTTCGCGATTACATCAACCTGTTCTGTTTCTGTGGCTAATTGACCCTCAACAGCCTCTTTTCTAATGTCATCTAGTTCTTTATCTATAGCATTTGATTGATTATTAATAGCTCTTTGATAACCACCTAGTTGTTGTTTAGTTATTTCCCCTGCGCTTAGTTGATCTCTTAAACTAATAGACTGCTTATATAGATTATCTTTCTTATCCATTAACTCTATAAGTCTATTCTTTTGAGATGAATCTAAATAACCCACTATATCATCATTACTTTTAATATAATCTTTTAGTTCACTTGTAACTCTTTGTATTTCCCCTTCAATAATAGGTTTGTTTTTTGGACTTGCTTGACCTTTTTGTAAACCTAATGCGGATAATTCTTGAATTTTTCTATTAACAAATCTAGTACCATCAGTACCATTTCTTAAAGCTCTATTTATCTGTCTACCTCCACCAGCTAAAACACCAGCTCCAACCACTCCTCTAATATATGATTCCAAACCATCATCTGACAACATTTTGTCCCAAGCTACTTGCCCAGATTCTAACATTGATTTACCTTGGGCTAATTCTAAATTTATTGTTTCAGCACCAAGCTGTCCCCACTCTGTTAAACCCTCTCTTTGTGTTGTTGTAAGTAATGTAGCAGCACCTCTACTTAAAAAGCTTTTTTGCATAACATACTTTGACATACCCTTTATCCCAAATCTTTCCATTCCAATTGAAACAGCGGTTAAAGCGGTTGGTGCTATAACGTCAGTTTGTTCTGTAAAAATTAAATCTTCTAGTGGATTTTCTGAATCAGGGAAAAGATGTTCTGCTTTTTGAATTTGATAATCAGCAACCATAGGTCCACCAATTTGTCCAATTAAACTTAAACCCCGTGTTGCAACGGCCGGACCAACAGTCGCAAACATGTCTGCCACTGTCTCAACTGTACCAACTAAAGCATCTCCAGGATTTGAAGCCGCATACGAAGGTAGCATGGTGGGTGCGACTGAACCTAAACCTTTAACAATACCGGTACCTGTAGGTAACCTTGATTCTGTAATCTCTTTGTATCCACCAAAGTTTTTGATTAAATAATCATAAGAAGCTTTACCAACTTGTTCTCTAGTGTTAGAATATATAGCTTTAATTCTACCTGTTTGTGAGCCTTCTATGTCGTTTAAAAACCCATCATTGTGTCCACGTTGTGCTTTGTCTAATTCTTTCCACCTATCAGGGTTTATGTTTATATCTATTTCTTCCCCGTTAACTGGATCTATATATATTACATCACCTTGTTTTTTACTCCAACTAAGATAACCCTCTGAATATGGCTGCTCAATTTCAAGTAGTGTTTCTCCTTTTTCATTTTTCACAGGAGTTGTAACGTTTCCTCGCACCATATAATCTGATAATTTATTAGCCTCGATAAATGGTTGATATTCAGCTAATGATCTTTCTAATAAATGCCACCATCCTTTAGAAGAAGGTATTGCACCAGTGAAACCACCCGGGTTACTTAAAAAATTTTTACCTACATTTTCTAATTTTTCCCAAGTTGTTAGATCATAACCATACGGATCTTTTTCTTCTTGTATTTCAAAATCAAATTCATCAGCAACATTATCAATAATTTTTTTATTTTCTTCTCTTTGATCACCAGCTTCTTTGTCATCACCAACACTTTTAGATATTTGAACAACTTCTTGAGGTTCTAATAAAGTACTACCCGGTTGTATACCTTTGTTTTCATCTTGATTAATTGGTTCTACGGTTTCTTCTTCTACTATAGTTTGTTCAACCACAACCGCATCAGGATAATCTTTTAAAAAACCCTCTACCAATTCATCAGGAATATCGTATATATCGTTTCCTACTTTATATTTTGGCATAATATTTAATTTGTTTTATAGTTATTCCAGTCTGTTTTTTTTGTTGGCTTATTAGCTTGGGTAAATCCAACTTTAGTAAATGATTCTTCTAATACGTTTAACAACTCTTGTTTCCAACTACCGTCTTTATCAATCTTTATTTCTACTCCATTTGGTAGTTCAATTGCGTTCCCCATTCCTCTTTGAAAATCAGCAGTCTTAGGATCAATACCATACATCTCAGCTATTGTCATTTTTTGTGATTTACCACTAGCTTTACCCTCTTCTGTTAACGTTTCAACATCAAACTTATGGGTTGTTAAGAAGTTTTCTACTGCTTCTTCTGTATTTTTACCCTCATAGTTTTCTAAAGATTTTCTAAAGTTTTTAAGTGATGGGGACCAATCTATTTTTTCTCCTCCATAAGAAACAAAATCACCACCACCTTTAGCGGTAGGAGTTCCAACTAAACCTAAAAATTGTAATATCTTATCTAGTTCACCTGGTTGTCTAACATTAAAGTTTAATATATCTCCTTGTTTACCGGTAGATGTAGTTTTACTTTTTAATATAAAGTCATATTCTTTACCATCAGGATCTTCTACAACGGTCATGTCTTTAATACCAGTTATGGGTTCAAGTAAATCTTTTAATTTATCATAATCTCCCCTACCGTACGCGTTAAAAGCTTTTCCAAACGCGGAACTAACATTGTTATATATTTTTCTATTAGATCTTTCTCTTTCTGTTCCACCACCATCACCATCATCATCACCTCCAGGTTTATAAGTATAAGGTTTACTTTGTCCTATATAACCTTGTTTATTTTCTAGTTGAGATATACCATTTTCAGCTAACCATCCTAAAGCTTCACTAACTTTTAATGGATCTGCAGCATCCCACTCACTATCTTTATTCATTGCATCGGTCCATATAACAGCCATATCATTATCTGGTGCTCCACCAGATTGAATCGGTGGATTAAGCAATGCATTATAACCACCCATTTGTATTGTAGCTATCATTGCAGCTGTTCTACCATTAACATCATTTTTTGAAGGATCAACACTGCTATAAAAAGGATTTGGTATAGGTTGATTATCCTTCATTACTAAACCAGGAATATTTAAATACGGTGACATTACATCCTTAACACTTGGGTCCTGTCTATTAGGCATAGAGCTTTTCCATGTGTACATATTTACAGCTTCTTTACCACCTGCGGCATTTGTGCCTGGTATAATAACCTCTTCATTTTCTCTATAAGTTCCCATTACCTGACCATCTACTGTAATAGCATCGTTTATAATATCTAAAGTTTCTTTAGTATAATCTGGCATAGTTTCAAACAACTCTCCACCTCTAGATTCCATATTTAAAAAAGACCCAATATCCATTTGAGCTCCTTTAGTAGTTATCTCATTACCATTATATGTATAGGTTTGAGGTGGCATATATAAAAATAATTTTCCTTTATTATCAACTAAACCAACATCTGCTCCACCATGACCTGTTATAGATTTTAACATAACTTGTAGATCTGTTGGTGATTGAGACCAAATACTACCTTTTTCTCCTTGTGGTATTTTTAATTGTTGATCTAATAAACCTATAGTTTTTATTAAAGATGGTGCCGCGGTTTTATATTGAGTCATTAAACCTTCTAATTCTGACATAGCTCTTAAACCAGCACTTCTTCTTTCTGGGTGTTTATCAATATCATTTTTAATATCAATATATTTTTCTTTTAAAGCATAGAAAAAATCCATTTTATTTGTATCAAACGTAGTGTTTCCAGTATTAACTAAACCCTGTACTTGATTAAGTTGGTTTAATTCATATTCCATAGCTTCTTTATTTAACAACTCTTGTGCTGCTTTTTCCTCTTTAATAGCTTTTAATTTCTTTTCTCGACTTAATAAACCTCCTTTAATAGCATCTTGCATTCCCTTGTTAAACACCTCAAAGCTTCTATCTCTGATATATTGAGGATTAGTATATGCGTCTTTACGAACTGATGGAGCCGAAAACTTAATTGAAGGTAAAACAGAGGGTATTGTATATTTTGCCATAATTATATTTGTTTAAATTCAACGTCTATTTTAGAATAATCAACTCTATCATAACCGTCTTTGTTTTTTATTACTGCACCCATTGGTATTTCATCTGACATAACACCTTGAAAAATACCTTGACCAAAAGCTTTATTAATATATTCAAAGTTGTATATTTTTAAACCACTTGGTGAATAACCTATTAGTTTTATATTTTCTTTTAATCTTCTGTCAGAAGCCGGAGGACCACCACCACCCATCATCGCTATACTACCTATCTGCCCTATAGCACCTGTAATAGCGCTAGTCTTAGCGGCGTTAGCATCAGCTTGTCTTTGTCTTGCATTCTGAGCTGTAGCAGAGTATCTAGCTAAATCAGAAGCATCTCTATTTTCTTTAGCCTCAAATTCATAAGCTCTTCCTTGAGCTGTTGCAGCTTGTAATCTTTGTGCTTCACTCATTTCTATCATTTGCATCCTTTGTGCTTCACTCATTTTTATATCTTGAAGCTTAGCTTCTCCTTGAGCCATTAATTTTTCATTGTTTACTTCTTGTTGCTCTATCCCAGCAGCAATACCTTTTTTACTTTTTAATGCGGCTTGAGCTAAAGCTGTAGCACCACCTGCACTAGCACCTGAAGATCTAATCGTGTCTAGTGTATTTGCTAATGCTATATCTGCTTCTTCCGCTTGCATCTCTGCTGCTTGGGTAGCAACTCCTAAATTAGCGTAAGGATTACTAGCCATATCTGATACGTTCTCCGCTAGATGACTCGTGCTCGACACATGGGAATAAGGGTTTATTATTGATGCTCTACCTCTTTCTACATCTTTAACTCTTTTTTCTGCCCTTGCCGCTGCTGAACCTGCTTTTCTTGCGGCTCTACCCGCTGCTGCTGCGCCAATTGCGCCCGATGCTATTGCCGCTCCTCCCGCGACTATTGCTGTTACTGCTGCCATATTCTTAAATATTTTTTATTATTTCATATGAAGGTTTTTTATCAACCTTCCAATTTAATTTTTTATGAATATCAATTAAATGTTTATTTCTACCAATAGTAAACATATATTTATATCCTAATTCTTTACTTACGTTCTCTGCCCCGTTAATTAATAGCTCGATAGCTTGTTTTCTATCTTTATCTCTATACTCTGGATTAGAAACGATCCATTCTAACAACACTCCTTTTGAATTAGTAAGATATAAAAATCCTGCTACAATAGGTGTGTTATTTTTTTCTACCATAAAACCACCTTTACCGTTATCTGGTAAAAAGTCTTGAGGTGGGTTTTCCCACTCTGGCCAAGTTGACCACCAAGATACTAACGTATCCCAATCGGTTTCTTTTAACCGACGAATATTTAATTCCATATAATTATATTTAATAAGAAGATTCTGTAAAATCAGTTGAAGTTGCAAACAATTCATTCGTACCAGACGAAGCATCGTTAACTACACTTAATTTTGCTATTGCATAAAACCCCTTTATACCAGAGATTGATTTACCATAAATAACCTCACCACTAGTTGCGGCTGATGTATTTATTAAGTTTGCAAAATATTTATCTTCTTTTGCTTTAAATTTATTTGCTAATAATGAAGCTTCCATATCAGCCAACGTTGTTGGTACTGAGTATTTAGCTACAGCGTTTGCTGTATCTTCATTTGTTATAAAACTTTCTAATGTCCAGTTTGGTCCACCTTCATAATTTATAGTTTTAAATCTTTTTACAGATGATGGTTGTATATTAAACACTGTTGTGATATTTGAATTACTTGTTGTCCCATAAAAAGTTGCTCTAGGTATAGGTGAACCAGCATCATCTTGAGTTACATAGTGTTGATAAATAGTACCATCTTTTGTGTCACTGTGACCACTAGTTGTTGAGTAAAAATTATTACCTAAACTAAACATATCATCTGGTTTATAACTAAATAAACTTGTCCAACCTAATACTTGCTCATCAAAATTTAATGTTTTATACGTGGATCCATCAGAGAATGCTGCTTGTGGTTGAATCGATACTGTATAACATTTATTATGTATATCCCATCCACCGATTATTTTACCATTACCTAAGTTAGATAAATGATCTCTAAAGAAATCATACATACCATAATTAGATATTTCAGTTAAACCATCTCTTGATAACCTCATAACTGATCCTTTTTCCGCATCAGTAAAATATTTTCTATAACCATATACGGCGAATGATTCTGGATTTGTGGATATACCAAACTCACCAGAATAGGATGATATTTGCCCAATAACCACATTTGATGTGGTTTGAATAGGTGATCCTTCTGCTGTATATATAGCGTCTTTATCTATTAAAGCTCTATTTACTTTTCTTTCTTGAAAAATAATTAAATTAGTATCTTCAGCATGTAATTTTTGTATTGTTCCTTTTGAAGGATCTACAGATTTAGTTATATCTTTACCAGCGTTAAACACGTTTGTTTGGTTAATACCAGTTCTAGAATTAAACACACCTGAATAAATTAAAGAATTACCCAGAGACTGTTGTAAATTACTTTCAGCTTCAATAAAAGCTCTTGGTGCTAGACCAGTTGATACATTGTTATAACCACCTCTTATTCTTGATTCTTCTATATACCAATTATATGAAGTACCATAAGTAGTTGTATCAGCTATCTTCTTAAGAATATAGGTGTTATAGTATTTTATATCTACGCTTGTTGCCATTTTTTATTATCACTTATTTATTTAGTTACTTACTACAATTCAGGTCCAGTTTCTCCAGAACTAGATGTTGCTGTAGGTGTTTCACCGTCACCATACATAGGTGGATTGGTATAGGTTGTTGGGTCCATTGATACCAGATTACCACTTGGAATAGTTGCTATATCATCTGAAAGACTTCCTTTTGTTGCTACTATATTTATTTGATAACCACTACCATTTGCTTCAGGGATAGTAACATAAGCATTAGTTATAGCACAATTCGTATAATCATATGGTGTACCCGTCCCTGGTGATTTTTGACCAGGTTTAATTCCAGCATTAACTACATTAGCAGCATTACTAAAAGCTTCTAAGTAAGCTAATTTTCTATAATTTGAATACCCTGTATATGAAGGTCCTGTACCTGTAAATGAAGGCGCCACTGGTGCACCACCTGTAATATCTACTGGTGGAGCATCTTGATCTATATATTCTCCAAAAGCTGATGTAGTACTAGTTCGAGCATTTTTAAATTGTACACTAATTGTTGACGATCCTGCCCCAAATACTTTACCTACTCTAACAAATAATGTAATTGCATCAGTTGTCCAATTTTGGAATGTTCCAATCCATATAGGGTTTGTTGTTGTCATTCCCGATGTACAATCATTAGCGCCACTACTTTGTAGTACTAATGATGAACCAGTTGTGTTTCCAGTTGTATTAGGTTTAGGATTACCCACACATACATCAAACGAAGAGTTTATTATACTACCATCGTATCTATCGCTAGGTCCAGTAAATGTTATATCTGTTGAAACCGCAGCACCTAATGCATCAGTTAAAGTAGCTGTAACAACATATGTACTACTAGCTACTAACGTATAACCACCAGTCGTTGTCATTCCAAAACCATAATTACTTGTTGCTGGATCATCTGTTAAACAATCTGCCGTGCTATTTGATCCCTGAGTATTAATAGTAAAATAACTACCAACTGTTTGACTTGCCCCGTCTATTGTTAAAGCTGTTAACGTCCAACCAGCTCCACTAGCTGATGGGAATAAATATCTTTGACATGCATCTGCACTACCGTTTACACCAGTTGGTCCCGCACCGTTTGTGAATATAGTTGCTGACCCTAGTGTTGGTGTTGGTTGTGAGTATGAATTTATAATTGGGTTAATATTTTCTAACGTAGTATTAAAGCTTTGAGTAGAAGCTGTACCATCAGACTGGGTAAACTGTATAGTAAATTCAAAATACCCCGTGTTAGCATTATCCTCACTTGCATAAAACACTCCGTTTGTTGTAACTTTAAAAGAACCCGTTTGACTTCCATTATTTAAAGTAAATTTGCTTGTTTCATTAACGTTTAAATTACCTCCTGTATCTTTAGAAAACACTGATTGTAAAGTAGCTGTTGTATCAGTAACATTTTGCCCACCCGCTGTAGGAAAAAAATCATTTGTTATATCACTTCCACTAACCAAACCTTCATTAAAAGAAACTGTTATACTAGATAGACCAGTTATTGCCCCACTTTCGTTTTGTACATTATAATTTAAATCTGATACTAATCCAGCGGTTGAAGTTTCCCAGTACAATTCTAACCGCGATATAACAGGTTTTGTTTCATAAACCGCTAAATTCATATCATCCGGATATGGACTAGGTGATACTGGTATCTCATACGCATCTTCATCTAAACCAATTGGTTTTTGGGTTGTAAACTTAGCTATATATGGTTTAGATAAATAATCATAAATACAATATTGATTTATTTCATCTGCATCACTTCCAGCGGCAATACCTGGGAATACGTCTGCAATTGTCCCTATTAATTCAACTTTATCAGAATTACTACTTGGTATAAATTGTTGATTACCAGGGTTGTTACTTGCATTGTACAAAGTGTTAGTTACTCTACCATACATTCTAACGTCGCTATTAAATTGATCATCTAATGGACCAACCTCTTGAAGGTTTCTAGGTACTTTATTTATATTATCAGCTATTAAAGTAATAAAACCTATTTCACCTTGTTCATCCGTGTTTGAAACAATTGGATAACCACTGACTATACCAGGTAAATAAACATTATAATATTCTTGTTCTTGTTGTTTTATAGCAACTCTATATGTATACCAACCATTTGGGTTTATTGAATAAGTTGCCCATGTTCCACCTGTTGTTGGTAATTCAGGTTCTGGTCTATCAGTTGTTCCATTTGCTTTGAAAAAATAAGTATCTGCTACTTGATCTTTAGTTTCTACTGTAAAATACTGACTAGGATAAATACCACTTATACCGCTAACAGCTGTTATTTCTGTATAATCTTTATATTTTCCTCTCATATATCTACCAACTTGATATGGAGCATCAGCTCCAACTGTCATTTCTTCAACACACCCACTACCAATTGGATCACAAGGGTTTATATTTATTATTTTAGATTTAAATCTTTTATTAAGACCTGGCGTAGAAGAATTACCATAGTAAATTTGAAATCTTACTTCAGAACTACTTGTTAAAGTAACATTATCAGTACCACTTTGATCATAAGTTAGTTCTACTTCATTATCAGTACCTTCGGCGATAGAATAACTAAAACCATTTTTCCACCCATCACCGTTATTTACAAAAAAATCATAAGTATTCGCAGCATCATTAGCATCGTCATATTCTAAACCTGAAAAGGAAAATGTAAAAATATCACCAGTTGGAGCCACATACCCCACATCTTGACTACTTAAATCTTCAAAATATGCACTAGCAGCATTAGCAGCAGCTACTGTGTAATAAGTACCGCTAGCATAAGCACCTGGATAACCACTAATTGCTGAGAAATTTATTTGCTCTGGTATAGTATTATTAAAGTTTAGTTTTAAATTATCACCATTCCAACCCTCAACATTATTTGCAAATGCAACATTTTTATAATTATTATAAATATTAGAACCAGGTTGAGGATCTCCACTTGCATCTAATTTACCGTCATAACTAGATAATATTATATCAGTTTGTCTACCATATTTATCAGCTAAAATTATACCTACTTGATAATTTCTATTTTGTTTAATAGAATGATTAGGGTATTCTGTTGTTTGTTGTGCGCTTTTCTCTCCAATGCTAACATAATAATCTAAAGCAGTTGGTGCAGAGTATCCTTCAGTTAAATTTCCATATATAATTCTATTACCTGAACTTTCTTGTGCTAAAGACCTAACTGGTACTTTATCAAAAACCCTAGTATTTTCATCTTGAGGTAACGTTTTAAATGGTATCGTTGATTGATAATTGTATTGATATACATTTGTATTAGTTAAACTTGATTTAAAACTAGCATCTACAGGGATAGATTCTAATACTTGATAAGCTAAACCATCAGATTCTTTAAATATAATTTCTAATCTATTAATTTTATAATCTTCTAAAATATCTGTAGAAGGTAATTCAATATTTAGTATAGCATTATTGATGTTGTTTTGCATAAATTCTACAACAGTTGTTCTAAACGCAGCGTCTTCATCGCTAGAGATTATGTTTCCATCACTATCTAGTACTGTAAGAAATCTACCTTCTTGTTGAGGTATAAAAACATCTTGACTAAATGGTGCTATTAAAGAATATTCATTATCATCAAATTTAAATCTATAACTAAATTTAACAAATTTATCTACTAAAAACTCAGGATCACCTTGCCACCCTCTATATCCAGCATTTTTTATACAACGTACTGATCTACCTGCTAACCTAGGATTACTTCCAGGAGCAGTAACTTTTGTAGCACTAGCTGAATCATATTCTAGTTTATAGTAATCATCATCACTATCATCACTTGTCCAATAAGTTGCTTGCTCACCAATGTTAGCAAATGTAGCGCCTGGATCTCTTTCTCCACTAGCTACAGCTGCAAATCCTGTAGAATTATTACCTGGAACACCACCGCTTGTTTTCCATGTAGGTATACCTTTTAATTGAGTACCAGCATCACTTAATCCACTTATCATAGTATCCCATTGTGATTCGGTAGGTATAGCAAAACCTATAGGTGCTAAACCTCTAGAATCTAAAACAGCCCACTTATTATATAGTTTTCCATAAGTAGCGCTATTATTAAAATCATTATCGTAATAACACCAGCATCCTTCTTGATCTGTATTTTTAGCATCCCAATCCGTAGCATTTTCTACGTGTGGTATTTCATCTCCATTTTGATATGTTGATACATTTAAATTATTTTCTGTCCAATCTAAAGAACCTATAGTTGTTGTTTCAGGATCCGCAGCATTAGACATAGTTCCTGGAAATGGAGTTAAAGTACTTCTTAAATTTATATATTCAGGAGCATTCCATGGTGCGTATTTAGCAACAGATATTTGATCTTCATTTGTATAATAAGGAGTTGAAGAGTCAGCGTCAAAAGTAACAGCACTATCTACATTTATTTTACGTGGTTGATTTTTATTGTCAGTCCAAAATAATAAACTTTCTACTAAATTAATTCCATATATAGGAAATTGTTTAGATAAATTTAAAAAACTCCCACGAACTAAAGTTTTAGCGTTATTAGTGCTAGTATTATATCTTATTATCTCACATAAATTAGATGAAGCGGCTCTATCAGTTAATCCACCATCAAAATCCGTAACAAAATAATAAATATAACCATTACTTTCATCGGTATATTGTCCAATAATTTTATTTCCACTAGCTCCAGTAACATTTATTTGTTTATTACCTAGTATAGCTTCTAAAGCCCCGACATCACTGCCTTCGGACCTGGATACAGCAACGTTTTCAGCATCCCGATATTCATTATTAGGAAGTAGTCTATCATCCAAGTCTTTATTCATCTTGGATTTAATAAAACTATTTTTGTTTTCTGGCATTAGTATTTAATTATTTTCGATTTATTTCTCATTACTTGGACTATCTCATTTAACTTTATGTTAGATAATCTTATTTTAGCATTTCTTAATTTATTACTTCGTTCTCTTTTCCATCTTTGAACAACGTACTCAGGTTGATTGATTCTACTAGCTAGTATAGAGTAATTTATATGTGCATATAAGGCATCTTCTGCCATTTTAGGTACTTTAGTATCTAAATCATATGCTAAGCCATCAGAGACATATTCTAATATAATTGTAGCATCTTTTAAATTACTACTAAAAGAAAATTTTCCTTCTCTTTCATTTATAGTAAACCAACCATTGAATTGAGACGTTTCAGGATTTAACCCATATCTTCTACCATAAGCCCATCTACTAAAATACCAAGGATCATCGTAATTTTCTGCATAACCTCTCCAATAATCATTAGTCCAATTTTGAGTTATTAATTTATCATTAGCTGTTCTCCATGCTTCTTCTGTTTGTGAAGTACCTGTTATATTACTACCAAAATTATCTTGAGTTGGTACACCATCATCATCTTGAATAGGTGATTCATATGGATCACTTGTTAGACCATTTGCTGGATATATGGGATGTAATACACCTTGATTATCAATCCATTTTAAACTAACATAGTTTACATAATCTTGAGGTATAATAACACTTAAACTTTGGTTTGGTAAAGTTAATTCTTGTGATTTTATACTTTTTAAAGTATCATAACTAAACTCTTGTAAACCTCTTTTAGCATGAAAAATTACATCAGTTCTTTTTACATTTGGTATTAATTTATCTTCTCCAACATAGGCTATCAAAAAGTTTTCAATAATATCTTTTAATTTAGTATAAGCATAACTTTGAAAATTTTGTTCTTTAGGTTGTTCTTTTATTTCACATATAAAAAATGAATTTTGTGCAATAGCATTTTGTAATGTTACTATATTTCCTTTTACCGATGTTATTATATAATTAGAATTATTTTGCGTAGTATATTCAGTCCAATTATATCCATCAACACTTACATAAAACCTTTGATTGTTTAAACTAAAATTTGTGTCTGTTGTGCTGTTACTATAATAAATTAACTCTGTATTAAAGCTACTAAAATCAAATACCGTTTGACCTCCAAGGTCTTCTACATGAATCATAGCTCTTCCCGCGTAATATTGCTGATTTGATTCTGTTATCAAACCGTTGTTAGGTGGTTTTATTCCTGCCATAATTTATTATATTTTTTCGTTTTGTTCTTGTTGTGCAATTTCTTGAGCTGCAGCTTGTACTATACTTGGGTCTTTTATAACAACTCCAGCATATAGTAAAATTTGCAATATAACATTTGTTTGTTCTTGAGGGTCTAGTTCAAAATCTACAGATGTAGTAGGGTTGTATTCATAATAACCACTTGGCGATGTAAAATTCCACACTGGATCGTTTGGTTTTTTAACATAAGACGCTTGTATATTATCTTTAATACTTTCTGGATAAACTATAACTCTATCTTGTTCATATAAATAAACAGGGAAAGCTGTTGATGGTTTTGTATATGAAGATAAATTTAATTTTATTAACTCTGATCTTGTGATAGGTTGTAGCTCTTGTTCTTCGTTATAAATAATAGTACCTAATTTATAAAAATCTTTAGGATATATTGTTACTACTAATGTAGATCCTGTTGCAACTGTGGGTGTAAGTACTAAATTACCACCGGTAATGCTCCATAGTGATGAATCCATTAAGACACCATCTTTAGTTACGGTTACTGTACTATCTTCAGCTTGAGCTTGAGTAAAACTTGTGATTTCATAATCTGTTTGTAAATTAACAGAGGCAAACGATTGGTTTGCGGTAGGGGTACTAGAAGAACTAGGTACTGTAAAGTATCCATAGTTTTGATAAGAAATAGGAATAGTAAGATCAGCAGCTGTATAAGTACAAGCACCTACTCTTTTAAAGATTTCTATTTTTTCATTAACTGATTTAACACGATTAGCATAGTCACTATCGTTTTGTGGCACACGTATTTGTTGGTTCAAGGTATCAAAATAAGTATCAAATATTTCTAATTGTACTTGCCTACCTATTTTATTAAACTCATCTGGAGTTAAATAACCTCTTTGTTCTTTATTTATTATTAATAAGACTGTTTTGTAAACCTGATCTACGTTTATGGCCATTGTAATATTTTTATTTAATTTATATAAGGGCTCAAATAAATGAGCCCGTATATAATAATGTGTTATTTAAGTTTTTTCATTATTGATTTAAAAACTTCTACACCTTCATCTGTCTTAAAGAATGCAGCACATGCTGACCAAGGATTTTCATCAAATGGTACTGTAAGTAACTTTCTATCATTACTCGCCCAATGAATAGTTCTTTGATCTTGAGATAATTTAATAATCCCAGCGGATTGTGCTCTCAATGCAAGATTTCTTAACTCAACATTTTCATCATTAGCAAGTTCTAAAAATAACTTAGGTTTTCTCTTAGCAAATAATACTAAGTCTCTTTTAAGTTCTTTTGAACTCATTTTTTCAACTTTAGAACCTTCTTCTACTCTCATTATTGCTTCTGCTTGATCAATTTCCATGTTCAATGCAGCTGTTGCAGCATTAAGTTCTAATTCTATATCTTCTAATTCACTTGTGGCTTTTATAATAGGTTTCATTTCATTATAAATTTTATTTAAGCCTGGATGATATAAAGATAATAGTCTTTGTAAATTCTGTTTTTCTTTGGGGACATGTAAAACCCCATCTTCAAAAACTATATGCGCTAACGTAGCTACTCCTTTTTGTTCATCTACAAAGGGAGACTTCTGATTAGTTGCATAACGTAGTTCTCTTTGATAACCTTTTTCTTTATCAAACCACATTAAAGGAAATCTTTGTGTGTGTTTTGAAGCCAATGTAAAGGTTAAAGGAGATTGATTATTTGATAAATAATAATTCCTGCTTTTTATTTCCCACCCATTATTAATTGAATGGTTTTTAGGTTTTGCTATAGGTTTGTCAATTACTTGAGTTTCCTTTTCAACAAACACCTCTGCTTTTTGTTTTGCTTTTTTTGTCATAATATAATATAATTAAATAGTTAAAAAATAAAAGCCTAGGGATCCGAAGATCCCTTTGCTTTTAATTGTTATTAAACGTCTTGAGTCTGTGTGAATAAGACGAAGTTGTTAGCTGCTTGAACACATAAACATCTTTCAGAAAGGAAGTGAACTTCCATTGCATCTAGACTTGAAGTGTAAGCTCCACCAACTGATCCTGTTAACCAAGATTTCATTCTTCTGTCATCAGCTTCAGACGCTCTATATCTTACGTGTAAGAAAGGTCGTCTAATGTTTGTACCAAGAATTTGGTCATAGACAGTTGAAGTACCTGCAGGTATTAAAACACCGCCGATATTTTTTGCTAATCCTCTTGTAGAAGCATCATTTAAATATTTCCAGTCAGTTTTATAGAAGTCATAAGAACCTCTTCTGAAACCAGAGAAACCTAAATTAAGTGCCATCTCTTCAGAGTTTTCAAAAACACCATAAGCTACACCACCGTAACCACCTTGTGAAATGCTACCAAGCATATCATCAATGTTTAAAGCAGTAGATCTATTTAAGAACATCATATTCTCTTCAATAGAACCTTGTGTGTCTAATTGTTTAAGGATTTCATCGAAATCGTCGATACCTTGAGCAGCATCAAAATTTTGGTATACATTACCTCTATCTTGAATAGCCGCAAACATACCTTGTGTACCTTTAGGGTGTACATCCGCAGTCCAGCCTTGACCAGTAGTGTTATCAACACCAATAGCACCAGAACCAGCAGCCGCAAGTTCACCTTCTACACATACCATTTCTAGGTAGTCTTCGAATCTTAATCTAGTTTCACTTTCAGATTTTAAGTACCATAGAAAGCCTGAAGTACCATCTTCAGCCGCAACTTCTACCCAACCAATTTGAGCAGCATCAGATCCAGAGATTTGATACTTGTCTTTTATAATAACTGGTGAGTTGTTAAATTGAGTGAATGCTGGTTGTACAGCGCCTTCCATACCTTCAGAACCTTTTGGAAATTCTGAACCGTATACAAATAATGAAAGTGCTTCATCGTTAGTAAAAATTGAGAAGTCAGCTGCAGTATAGTTATAAACTTCTACTGAAGTTGTAGCAACCGCACCAATAATACCTTTAGCAGTATTATATCCGTCTGTTAAAACGATAGTTTGGTTTTTTCTCAATGCGTGTCCGGTTGGAACTGTTAAAGTAGCATCCGTAACATCTGCAAATGATACACCTGCGTTAAACGCAATGTGTAATCTATTTTGCTCCGACCAAATTACTTGATCTGAAGTCATTGGAAGCTCAGCGCCAACCATTCTTAAGAAAGAAGAGATAGTACGATTACCGTATCTCTCTACTTCCTGTTCGTATATCTCAGGGAGATATTGCTGTGCGAAATCATTTCCTCCACCATCGGCGAAGTTTAAATAATTATCCACTAGCAACTGCTGCTTTGCGCTAGGCGTTAAAGTAGCAGGATAAGGAATATATGGTTTTGCCATGATTTTTAATTTTAATTGTTTTTATTAAACTTTGGTTTTTTAATTCTTAACTTGCTGAGATCTGTACCGTCAGTTACTGCTCGTACTTTCCAACCTCCAACGTAAACGTCTTCAGGTGCTTGCCTTGGTTTTTCATCAATGTTTTTAGATTGCTTCATAATATTTTTTGTAGCATCTGCTTTACCTTGATCGTAAAAATGTTTGGCAATAGTATCAACATTCTGTGCGGCATAAATAGCTTTGTGGTATCCTGCATAATCATTTACTTCACCTTTTTCATTTAAGAACTTCCTAATAAATGTGTTAATATTTGATTGAGATTCCCCAACTTTATTTGCATCTTTAATACCGTATCTAAATTTCTTTTCTCCAACGCTAAAATCAAAACCTTTGAATTCATCAGAGAACATTTTTTTAGTAGTATCAACAAAATCCTCATGCTGTTGTTTGGCTACTTCTTCTCGCTTGTTATAATCATTGAAAAAGTCCATTGCTTTTCTTTGTTCATTAGACACCGTGGGTCTTAATTTAATCTCCTCGTAATATTTGTCTTTTAAACCGTTTAAAAAGTTTTTGGCTTTTGCAATTTCTTCTTTACGAGCTAGTTTTTTCTTTTTAACAGCTCGCTCTTCATCAACCTCTTCATCATATGAAAAATTATCTTCCATTAAAAAAGATATTTCTTCATTATCTAAATGTGGTCGAGTTTTTTTATAATACTCTTTTAACAAAGTATTATTATCTATTTTTGAATAGTCAGCATTTAATCTTACATAATCATCAATAGATCCACCTGTATCATCCATAAAGTCAACAAGTTTTTTAACACTGTCTGGCATATACACTACATCACTGTTTTCTTGTGATGTAACTGGTGTTCTACCATCTTGCGTTTCTACCTTTTCCTTAGGTTCTTCTTCGTTTATTTCTTGGATTGGGTTTTCTTCAGTTTTAGCATCTTCGCTGGACTCTTGTACTTGTTCGTCCACTTTAGTGCTATCTCCGGTTTGTTCTCCCACATCCACCTTCTTTGTCTCTCCGATTGGAATGGCATCGTCTTCTTGTTTAGTTTGTTCTACTTGTTCTTCAACTTTTTGTTGTTCAGATTTTGGGGGCTTTGATAAGTCTATTTTTGTAACGTTATTTTCACCCGTGTTCTTTTTGAAAGTTGGTTTTACCTTCTTTTTCATTTTCATATCACCACCTTCACTTTGAACATCTTCAGAAGCCGTTTTAACTTCTTTTATTTCATCTGTGGTTTTTTCAACCACTTCTTCTTTTTTTGTTTTTGACATAATATAATATTATAAAATTAATAAAAAATTTATTGAGCAAATTGCTCCATACCAAACCCTCCTAAATTATCAGGATTTTCAAAGTTTTTAGGTAATAAATCTCTATTACGTTGATCTATTAACTCACTTTGTTGTGTGGCTTGTATTTTAGTTCGCTTATCTTTGCGATCTTCTATAAATTGTTCTTTCTGAGCATCCTTTTGAACATCCATTTCTTTCAATTGCATATCATATTGAAATTGAATTTCCATATGTTCACGTTTAAGTTGGGCTTCAGTTTGCATTCTTTGTATCTCCATTTGAGATTCACTTTGTGCTAACTGTTGCTTTTGCTCTGTTAGAACTTGTTGTTTTTGTGTTTCAGCTAATGCCGCCGCTTCTGCAGCTTGAGCATTTGCCTGTGCTTGAGCTTGTATATTAGCTTGAGCAATTTCTTGATCTTTAATAGCTTTCTCTTTACGCTTAAGTTTTAGTAATTGATTTGCTAATTTAAGATTTTTAATTTGACGTATATCAATAGCATCTTCTAAATCAATACCTTGAGATTGTAAAGCTATTTGTATATTTTCTTCTAACTTAGCTTTTTCTTCTTCATCTGGTTCTAATTCTAGATAAATACCAAAATCATACAAGTGTAAATCATTAACATCTTCTAATGTACCTACATTATAACTACTAATAGAAGACTGCAATGCTTCGTTAGTTAATCCATATTCTAAACTATCAGAAATTCTTAAAGTAATATTTTCGCAAGTTTTTAATGTTAAATATAAACTTGCCTGCATTAAATGTCTAGTTGCTACATTAGATTGATTTACGGCCATTTTTTGTAAACCTACTAAAGCATCTTTGCTAGGTGTACTAGCATCTCTAGCTTCGTTTAATCCAGTTACATCTCTTATCATTTGTAAATAATAATTATACGTACTAACTAAACTTGCAATTTTTTGTTGACCAGAAGATGTTGCTAATTCTTGTATAGGAACTTTTCCTCTATTTAAATCACCCTCTTGAGTTAAAGATCTACCTACTATACTACCAGTTTGAAAATACATGTTTAATGCTTCTTGTGGATTATAATTTGTTCCATTCCCAAGATCAACTTCTGCTAAACCATCTACATCTACAAACACCCCATCTGGCACCATCCTTGCGATAACTTGTTGTAATTTTAAATGAGTTATCTGAATCATATCAGCATAACCTGTTATTCTACTAACTAAAGATGTTATTCTACCTTTATATATTCTTGGAGCACAAATAGAGTAATTCATGTATACTTTATTTATATTTGATTTAGGTCTAGTCATAGATTCACTTTGCTCCCAACGTAACATTTGATTGTGACCTAATATCTTAGCACCACTCCACAAGGTTTCTATAGTTCTAGATACTTTGTTAAATGTATCATTTTGTGGTGGGTCAAATATATCTGTTTTTTCTAAAGCTTTTTCTAATCCAGTAGGTGTTCTTTTAATTTTAAAAACTTGATCTACATAACTTTTATATTCAAAATATAAAACTTGAATATTGTTTTGATCATTTCTACCATTCCAGTTTCTAACATAATCAGTATTTCCAGGATATTTTTGTATTTTTTCTACCTCAGCCGCTGTTAAGTTAGGGAATTGTTTTTTCAATTCTGGTAAACTAATATTTTTTACCTCACCCACATAATAAATATCTTCAAAATTAGGATCTTCTGTATAAGAATAAACTAAGTTTGCCGGATCTACATATTCAGTGGTTACACCATTTGATTTGTTCCAACTTGTTTTTACACATCCTATTCCTAATGTTACTAAATCATAATTAAATCTTCTTTTAGCTAAATCAAATTTATTTTTTGCTAACGTATTATTAATAGCTTCTTCTTGTGCAACCTCCACTGATTGTTTATAATCTAATTGCATATGTAATTGAAGATCTTCTCTATTAGCTGGTAAATTTTCTTTATCTTCTACGTTCCATAAATCAACACCTAATGTTTCTTCCATGTTAGTAAGAAAACTTTGAGCCTGCATATCTGAAAATATCATGTTAGCATAATCAGTTCGTTGCTTCATAGATTCAGGATCTTGTGCGTATGCTCTTATATCATAATTTTTTTCTGACATTCCATTTACTACAATATCCACAAACTTAGGTAAAATAGCAACTGGTTTCCAATCTAAATTTAAATATGATAAATCTCCATTTATAGATAATTCATTTTTATATTTTTGTACTGATTGCTCTCCTCTCGCGTAAAGTCTTAAATTATGATAATTATTAAAATTAGCATTAAATCTATAACCCCCAGCGGTTCCTGATCCCGAACCAAACCACTCACCTTCTATAGCGCGTGCAACTCTTAAGCCGTATTCCCATGATGCTTTTTCTGCATTTGGAACCACTTGACTTGGGAAAGAACTATTTGTGTTAGTATAAATCATCTATTTATTATTTGTGATATATTTCCTTTGTTATTAAATTTAGCAAACTTAATATCAATTTTTTTATTAATCTTTTCTGCCATTGGAACATAACGATTTTTATTGCATGCCATAATTGCTAATCCTGAACTAATTGATGCATCGTGTTTTGTTCTATTATTTATATTAAACTTTGCCCAATCTTCTAATGTACGTTGAAAGTACATGTTACCACATAAACCTTCTTCTTGATACCCTACAAAATCCTCTATATAAGATTCAATTGCAGCAGCATGTGCTTGTCTAATATCTTCACTGGAATTAGGAATTCCTCCAATTTCTTTTTCTGCGGTGGATAGTTTAAACCAAACTTTATCTGGTCTATTCATAGAATATCCTCTATAACCTCTTCTTTTAAAATGATATAATAATCTAGGTTTATTATTTTCCGCTAACAACGGCATACCATAAAATACGCAAGCCATTAAAACATCTTCAAAGAATATCTCGGCTGTTGGTGGTCGTGATATATATTCTAAAAAAAATATATTTGGTGGAACATCTTCCATAGAAAACTTGGTTAAACCATGTAAAGATCCATTAGATCCTCTATTATCTACTGTTCCTGATATATCATAACTATCACAACCAAAAGCACCTAAGTGCTCATTACCTGGGTATTTTCTACCATTTTTTGTAAAAATTTTATTTTGTAAACGTTGTGGTGGTGTCCAACTAATAAAAAATCTACCTTTATTGTTGGGATGAAAAACAACTTTAGTATCTTTAATTCCATTTTCCCATTGAAAATTACCCTGTGTTACTACAGATGTATTTTTTAAATCTTCATTGTAGTCAACTTGTTGATATATTTTAGTTAAATTAAATAAAGATTGTTTTGCTTCATCTCTAAAAGCGTGTTGAGTTGTTCTAGGAAATTGTCTATAAAACTCATTTAAAGCATCGTGATCTTCTTTTAAACCATCTACTTCATTCTGCCAATACTCTATTACACCAGTCCAAATAAATTCCTCATGAGGACCTTCTATAGGTTTTTTAGGCGTCTCGAATACAGGTAACCCATAAGAATCAATGTATCCTTCGTAATTCCATTCCATAGGTATGAACAAAGAATATAATCCTGAGCGAGTCTGTCCATTGGCGTTTCTTTTTGTGACATCTGAATCATCATATAATTTTTTAAAATTATCTCCACCTTTATCTAAAGCGTTTGATGTACTTCCCATCATACACTTACCAATAATTCTACTACCTAATCTTAACGTAGTTTTTGTTACTCTCCAGTTATTTAAAATATTATTAGGTCTCTCCCATTTACCACTTTCATCATGTACTAATAGTTTTAATTTTTCACCATCATAACTATTATCACCAGTGTTTTTCCAATCTATAGTAGTATCTAATCCTGTAATTTCTTCTATTTGCTCGTTAGTTTCTAGTTTTCTTCTAGTAAACTTTGAGGCTGGTACTCTATACGCTAATTCTGTTTTTGGTCGATCCATACCATCTTGAATCGGTTTAAAAAAGAAAGGGTAGTTTATACTAATAGGTACTATCTTATCGGTAAACATTTTCTTAGCATCGCCACCTGTTTTAGAAAGCACCCCATATCTACTATCACTTGCTAAAGTGGCTAAGTTAACTGTTTCTGCAGATGACATGAAAGAAAAGCCTGAACGTCTGTTCTTTAAGTAACACATACCATAGCATCTTTTATCTGCTTTACAAGCTTCCCAAAATATATAAAATATTCTATTAGCCTCTCTAAAGTCTGGAGCACCTACATCAATTTTGCTCCATTGTAAATACATGTAATGCGTACCTACTATATAAGTTGGTTTACCATTATTCATAAACCAAAAACC